ATGGTCGATGATTTTTTTAAATACCGATATGCATGGGAGAAGTTCCATTCAGCCGTGCTTTCTCTCGCAGGCGAGGGAAGCATTCAAGAAAGGCTTGAAAATGCTTACGTCTTTAGCATTATTCATTTGCGGCGGGACAACGATATTCCAGAGGAATTACATGATGACTTTGAAGAGATCGTTGCATTGATGACTGCTTCAAATGCAGCTGAAGGTCGTGTGAATGCGGCCGTGAATGCTATGGATGAATTAGAAAGAAGCAGTGTTGTTGGTAAAATTATCGGCCTTTACGACAGCTTATGCCGTTACATGCCTAAGCACTGATAGCTTCCTGTTATGGGGTGTCAGGGGTCGGAGGTTCAAATCCTCTCGTGCCGACCAAAATTCCCAACTAAAGCAGCCTGTTAAGGCTGCTTTTTTTATGCCTGCAATCTGGAATGGTAAAACCATGGCGAAACAGTGGCAAAACTAGCCAGTGAGCGCACAGCCTGTTGAGGGCTATACCGGCCCATTGTCACGCCAGACGCTCATGATTTCGTAAGTCACTTTGCCCAATACGATGACATCATCGAGTGCCTCTCCTGCGATCCTCTGTCCATCATCGGTGATGATGCAGCGATCGCCGGTTCGCGCCAGAATCGACATGCCTTCATGAACAAGAGCAACTCTGTCTCCTCTTTTAACCGGTACAGAACGGTCAACAACCAGCATGCCTTCATCCATTTCGATGAACAGCGTAGCTGCAGGGTTATGCACGACAAAATCTGTAACGGTCAGGCGACGCTGGATATAGTCCTGTGCTGGCGATTGAAACCCCATGTCATCATCCGCCGTTAGGGTTGAAAACTTGGAAAGTCCGCTCTTCACCTTCTTTCGTGGATACGTCACGGAATGTAGACGTGTAAATCTCTACCCAGCGGTTGGCTTCTTTCAGCGTTAGCTGCCAGTTCAGCTTTGCGAGTTCTTCAACAAAATCGACAGTTGTTACGGTATAGCGCCCCTGCGGGTCTCTTTTGATGGCATTTTTGAAAGCTATTTCTTTTTCGTATTCGCGTGGCATGACAGATTCCCTCCAAAAAATAACTGTATATATATACAGTAATATTTATGAGGATTTTTATCAAGATAGTGCGGTTTGGTTTTGGCTAAGGAGTCGCGTGATAGGGATTTTGGAGAGTTCTGGCGTGAGCGGCTAAGCTTTAGTCACCCACCCCGTAGTTCACTGAAGATGGGCGCGGTCTACCTCTGCCCCGTCGCCGGGGCTTTTTTTGTGACCTAGGCCTCTTGTCTCTAGTTCTCGCCCGATCAAAAATCAACCCTAAACAAGACAACCTCACAGCGTCAAACTGCACGCACCGCCTTGATGGCGTGCGGACCTTTATACCAGGAGCTGTGGGTTGGATTATTGTTTCATGAAGTGCAATCCAGTAGGTTTTACCTCATTTGCGCGGGTACATAGCATAGGGTGCCCGCGCCTTTTTCCGGGCAATGCTATTACCCTCCCGTCTTAAAGAATCTTAGGGGTTATCAAACCCGTCCTGTAGCCTGTTTAGATAAGTGCGGTATGCCTCAGACTTGCCACTATTTTTCTATTCGCATTACTCACCCTACGGCCACTCGCGGCTTGTAGCATGAATTACCTGTACTGTATACAAATCAGGCTAACTGTGAGTCCACTACCTTTGCCCGGTGCGGTGAAGTTAAGTTTTTTGATCGCTACCGTTATGTTCAATGAGGCGAGTCCCTGAGAGCTTCCTGTGGGCTACAGCCCCGTTAAGCAGGTTTCTGAATTGGCGGTAACTCTCGCCACAGAAATCTTCTAGCGCAATTCCCTTACAGGATTTCCTGACTTTCAAACCAGCCTCTTAAATATGCCTAATAATGATTGCCATTAAACGCACCGTGGTTCACAAAATCCTTATAGCAATTTAGTACCAATACTTAGGATGCACAGGTAACACAGCAGCGTGTTGCCTACGATAGTAGGCCTTTAAAGACAATCTTTTTTGCTCGCTTAGGCAGGATTTTTTAACAGCCATGAAACTGACTAATATTCAAATAAAATATCACACTTAGCATACTGTAAATATTTTCTCGTAAAAAAAGTATCTTGTAGAAAATATTCTCTTAAGGATTTTAATATCCCTTTATATCTAATGATAACATGATGTTATTATTAGGTTCTTTCCTTTCGTCGATGATTTCAAAATCTGCCCTCTAATCGAGCTAAATTTTCACTACACTTATTTTGCAATCCGATTTGATATAAGTTATGGTCAATAGGGTCTCTCACTGAGATAGCATAAACTTCCTTGGAAATGTTAGGCTCATATCTGATGCCGCCCGGATATCCGTCCGGGTTTTTCATTTCCCCAGTGCTATATAAGCAAGCCTAAATTCCGCAGCAACCAAAAGTTCAATAGGGGTAGCTCTCCCGCTTACCTTTCGCTTTAATTGGTATCACCTATGGTAGGAATTTACACAATCCTAACATCTATTTAGCACCAGTAAGTTATCATTGGCAGGTAACACACAGCATCGTGTTGCCTACGAAATTAGAAATCTAAAGACACTCTCTGTTGCCCGCCTTGTGCGGGCTTTTTTGTGCTCAATATTCGTATCAGATGTATCAATTATGTACGGTGGTCCCCACATCTCCGCCTGCTGAGATCGGCGCGGTCTACCTCTGCCCCGTCGCCGGGGCTTTTCTATTCAAGCCCGGCATTCAGGCCGTTTTTGTATAATTCCTAGCTGATACTTGCATCTTGCAAGAAAATTTCAGCATCTTTACTGAAACTTAATAGTCAGATTTTAAGCATAAGTTACAATCATTTAGTAGGATTGCCTTTCTGATGTGTGTGCAGAGATTTGTTCCAACTTCGACTCTGTTTACAGGGTCATAGCCGCAAGCCGAGCCAATGCCTCATCAAGGATTTTGGCTTGGTACTTATGCCGCCCCGGATGTCCGTCCGGGTTTTTACTTATCATTGGCACAAATCCAATACGACTTCTGAAATTTGCCCTTAAACACGATAATGGTTTAGTTCACCCATTAATACGTGTTTCCTGTATCAAATTTGCATAACAAATGGTAAGGATTTACGCAATCCTAACAGTTTTTCAGTACCTGTGAGTTATCTTTAAAAAGTAACACACAGCAACGTGTTGCCTATGAAATCAGTTATCTAAAGACAATCTCTGTTGCCCGCTTTATGCGGGCTTTTTTGTCAATATTTACATCTTGTGCCCGCAATATGTACAGTGAGAAAACCCCATCTCGTAGTTCACTGAAGATGGGCGCGGTCTACCTCTGCCCCGTCGCCGGGGCTTTTTTCATCCGCTTACGCTTGCATCATCTGGGTTGGCTGCCAGGCTTTGTCGAGCCTGTAAATCTACTGTCTAAATGGTATGGTGAAAAAAGGACTCAGTAATGACTCGCTATCTACCACATTGCCCGCCATCTCTCCTCGAGTGGTGGGCTTTTTTATGCTGGCTTTGTCGGCCATCGAACATCTGGAGCATCGCTCAGTTCGGTATCGTTCAGGACGTCAATGTAATCCATCCAGGCATTAAGCTTTTCCATCTCAGCGGCTGTCAGTGTACGGCCCATGAGCAATTTGGTTTGCCAAACTGTGATAGCCGTAGTGGCTGCTGACAACAGCGAATCCTTTTGATCTTCCGCAATAGCTAAATAGTCAGGTTCTGGAATGCTTTCGAGACGCGGCCCACTTTCATCAAAAACCAAATATTTCCCTTCAGGCGGACTGATAAATGACTGGTATTCCTCGTCGGGTATTCTGGTCATCTTATCGAAATCCACGCCGTTAGCGGCAGCTGCATCCGGATACATTGAATTGAAAAATCCAATCTTGCCTGGCATGTAATAATTAGCATCAGGCAATGGTTCCATTGCATTATTAATCTCTTCACTCATGATGAAATCCTTCCCACGGCGGTATAATCCACGCGCACGGACTGGTTAGCGGCTATTGATCCGTCCGCCTTGTAGCAACGAACCTGAAAGTAAGTGGTATTTTGATTGTTTGTTGAAATATTACCGTTCATAGCCGCCCAGTCTGCGGAACACGCCACAGGCCGGGGCGCTACGGTGAATGCCGTAGGATACGTTACGGTAGCGTCCCCGCTGGCGTTGGTAGTCACCACAACAGTGGCGTTAATGATCTGGAATTTTCTGTTACCGTCCGTCAAAATTGAGAAGCGATCATTTGCTATATAGTTGAGACCTAAATTCGAAAGAGTGGCGCTCTGCACAGTTACGTTATCAAATGCAATCGGCCCTGATATTGATCCACCAGATTTTGGTAATGCTGCATTAGCCGTGGTTTGTGCATTGCTTAGCCCTGTAGCTAAGCTCGACCATGAAGGCCCAGTGAACTGAGTTAAATCCGGCAGTGTAACGGTAACATTCCCCGCACCGCTGTATACCTGTTGCCAGTTCTTCATTTGCAGGTTCATGCCACGCAAAACAGTTCCCATATCATTCATGGCTTGCTGGGTGATGGCATACATCAAACTGGCGGGAACGGCATTCCATGCAAGGCCGCTAGCTGTCGGTCCAGTATAAGCGGCACCAATGGTGAGCTGAGTATTAGATGCAATGGCCGCGACGACCAGCGTGTAAGGCGTTCCTCCCGCAATCACTCCGATGAAATCACCAGCTTTGAACTCTGTAGTGAAGCTAGTTCCGCTTCCATTTACGGTTGCTGAGCCGTTGGTAACAGTAATCGTACCTGCTGACATACTTATCTCCGAACAATAAAAAACCCGGCGCTGTGGCCGGGTTATAAATGTTTGTTGAATATCATGTGTGGAACTGGTTAGCAGTAGGTGCCGCAAATAACTGCGCACTCCATGTGCAGTATTCTGACGCGCTCTGATTCAAAGCCCCTGCCGCAAACATCATCGTTGCAGCGGCTGTACCTATATCAACACTATAGGTGTAGATCGACAAAGTCACGCCGTTAGAAGTTATTGATGTTGCAGGTGCTACCTCGCTTCCGGCAATAACAAGTTTTGATGCCCCCTGATTGTTATTCCTGACACGGAATACGGTTCCCGTGAGAGTCATCGGCACGTCGCCTTTTCCAGCGGTGCCGTCCCAGTAAACCGTGTTAGACGCATTGGTTGTTGTCTGGCCAAATGAAAAGCTCTTGCTCTGCATCAGCGGGCCATTTATCTTCGAGGCATTGAGCGTGCCTAAAATGGTGCAGTTTTCTCGAATGGTGACATTATTTAAATCACCTGCTGATGCATATATTGTTCCCCTGACCGTAACGCCATTGAATGTAGCAAATCCTGATTTGTTAATATGCCATCCAGTGTTACCTGTACCGTCCCAAGTATTGGACTGGATGTAGTCGCCGATCATGGCATTGTTAATCCAGCTCTGGCCGATGAATGCCTGGCTGATAAGTACCTGGCCGTCTTTGATGACAAAAGGAGAGTAAAGGCTATTACCAATACCGCTCATGACAACAAACTGATTAGCGTTTACCGCAACACGCGTATCAACTCCGCCGCTGCCATTGACAGTTGCAGCCACTGACAAACCTGCATCGTAATTGACGCCGTTATAGCGAATACCGGTTTTCAGGGTGTAAATTGCTGACGGACTGGTAGCATCGGCGTATGCGGTAAATTTTTGCTGAATGGCTGCTTCATTGACGCTAATAGCCTGTCCCTGTGCATCAACTTTCTGGTTTGTCGCTGTAAAGCTTGCAACAACATTTGTTTCCAGCTGTGCAACAGATTTTTGCGCATCAGCTGATACCTTCTGCGCCTGTAAAATGCCAGCGCGGTTATCACCATATTGCGCCCATTGCTGGTTAACAGAGTCATAATCAGCCAGCATGTTCTGTAATAAAGCCTGCGGATCAGTGACTAACGGCTTAAGCAGCTGCTTTCCATCTGGAGACGTCAGGAACTCTTCCACTACATTCCCGATAAGATCATTAGCATTCACATTGGACATGCCTGCAGCGAAAGCCGTCCAGTCGCCCACATTGCCGATTTTGTCCACCAGCCTAGCGCGATACCAGCGGCGAACACCAGCCGGCATTGGCCCATGCTGATAACTCAAGCCAGGATAAGGAACATAGGCAAGGAACTGCGGGTTTTGTCCATCAGCTGTTGTTGCCGCCTGAATTTCGGTATACGCCGTATCGCCCGATCCGGCAGGAAAAGCCCAGGTGACATCGATAGCCCACACGACATTATCTGTGGCTCGAAGATTTACAGGTGTACCGGGCTTACCGGCTTTGCCAATCAGAGAAGTAGAATCAGCGTATCCCCATGGCGAAGAAACTTCTGCTGCGTTCACGGCGCGCACGCGGACATCATAAACGCCCGTGTAAATACCGCTGATGCTGAATCCATGCGCGCTGGTCTGGCTGACGTTAACCCAGTCTCCTTTATCCTTACGCCACTGCGCTACGTAGCTAATTGCGCCCTCAACTCTGTCCCATGTCACCTGCATTATCGAAACCGACAATCCCTGTTCGACATAGCTCACTTCGGAGACGGCGATATTCGTCGGCGCTTTCAGCACGCTTATCGGCGTGACAGTAATTGGCGCCGGCTCAATACGCACGCCATCGTCGATATAGCGGTATTTGTTTGGATCGTGCTCAACGCCTGTGATGGTAAACGTTCCGTCATCATTACGGGCAACAGAGGTCACGCGGTAATACTGAATGGCGAGATTATCGCTGTCGATGGCCCATACGGCGCCGGCAACCGGTGTCATTCTGAAAGCCGTATTAACGGTGACCGTTTTTTTTTCGCTGCTGATGCTGCGAATCGTTCGGGTCTGCGCGGTTCCATCAGGGAGGTTTACAACAAGCCGATCACCTGCCGAATAATCAATGGCCCGGTCAAGTGTTAGCTTTGGGCCATTCACTGCGCTGATGCGTCCGCCGTTGTCTTTTCCCGCCCTGAAAGGATCGGCAACACCGATGACTTCTGCCGGAACAGGAAGATAACCATCCAGGCCAGTGCCAAAGGAAATAGTGCCGTCTTTAGCATTCGACAGGATAGCCCAACGCCCGCGGCGGTGTGCTTCACTCTGGGAGGTGCAGCCGATAGCCGTGAGCGACATTTCATTGACGCCGTAACGCTCGACAAGGTCTGTGTCGTAAACGCCTTCTACAGTATCTGAATAGTGGTTTACGGGATCGGACCATGACACCTGGCAAGAGGTGTAACGGTTTTTATAGCTGCCGCCGGCATAAGTCGGAAAACCGTCAATGATGTTGGAAGAGTGATAAATGTAGTCAACGTCCATGTTGCCGTTAGCATCAACCTGTGGCACATCAGCATTGACGAAAATCTGGTTATTGCCCCAGAACGTGATGCCACGAAATATGGCCGCGATGTCTTTGAGTACGGTATAAGCGTCCTGCTGGTTCTGAATGAAAACGTTACAGGTAAAGCGCGGTTCTGTGCCGCCGGCGCCATTGCTAACCATCTGATCGCAGTACTGGGCAATGTCGTACAATTCCCATTTATCAATCATCGATGCATCGACGCGGTTACCCATGCCGAAGATTTTATCCAGCACCAGATCGTAAAATATCCACGCCGGGTTATTCGTGTAGGCGTATTTGAAATCACCCAGCCAGTTACCGGTATACGTGCGTGAATTCGGATCGTAGGTTGTTGGAACACGAACCAGCCTGCCTTTGGGTTTGCACGTTACTTTCGGCGCGCTGCCATTGAACTGGCTGGCATCAACTTCGATATACAACAGCGCGGTGTTGGGGTAACGCAGTTTGCTGTCGATGACCTCGGCAAATGAAAATACACTGAACGCATTGATTAGCTTCGATGAGGAAGAGTCTGCAGTGATGCGTCGCACCCTGATTGCCCAGCCGCTTGATGCCTTTGGCAAGTCGATGCGATGATCGCGCTGATATTCTGAGGTGGTTTTGCCGTTGAAACTGCCGTCAACAACCTGAACCCATGAGCCGCCATCTGTAGAAAGGTCAATCGCATACTGAGTGACCGTGCCGACCATATCGCCGTTATCTTTATAGGCATACTGAACCGGCAGGCTGAGCTTGATACGCACGGCATCGAGCGTAAGGTTAGTGTACTGGCGTGTCCAGGGTACGGATTGTGTTACCACCACACCCACAGAAAGCTCGTTATCAACCTCTGGCATGCCCTGAATGTAACCCTGATCCTGAGTGCCTTTTCGCCAGTCCCAGACGACGCCGGTAAAATTATAAGTGCCGTCATCATTCGCAAGCTGGGTGTCATTCAGGTAAATCTGCTGTGCTGTTAAGTCACCCTGAATTTCTCCCTCAGAGAGCGCCAGCAGCATTTTCAGCTTGGCGATAGAAAGCAGATCGTCTTCCTGCTCTACAGGCGTATGTGCGCTGCCACCGCCGCCCTTGCTGCCGCCAAGGACGGTTGCCCCTTCGAGTAATCGCATATTTCACCCATAAAAAAAGCCACCCGAAGGTGGCCTGAAATCAAGTCAGAGAGTTTTATTGCTGATCGCTGGTAAAGCTTCCGGCGCTGATGATCGCCCCGCCAATTTCCCGTTCTCCATAAAGGACCGGGACCGGGTACCCCATCGCTACCGTGTTGATCGGCGCGCCAAAGGCATAGTTAGGCTTGTTATCCGTACTGGATGAAGCACCGATATTATATTTGGGCTGGGGAGTCAGCATCTGAACCACTCCGCCAAGGAGCATGCTGATACCCAGGCTGGTCAGCGCGGTAGTTGCCAGCCCCACGGCGGTAGTGGTTCCCAGTGCTGCGCCGTAAGCTGCTAAGCTGGCACCTGCAGTAAAGAAGGCGGCTACGATTGCTACCGCGCCGATGATTATCTGCAAAGCTCCGCCCCGCTTGGAACCTTCGATGACAGGCTCCATCTCAAACTCAGTGGAACCAGACGACATATCAAACTCTTGCAGGCTGATATTATTTTTGCCGCTGAAGAACGCGAACCTGATCCCGTTTAAGTGAGCGTTGGAAACGTACTTTTTAAAGCCTGGCACCTGTGAGCACATGGCTCGCAGGAGTTCACGCAGATCGGCAACATGATAGCGGTGAACCTTTCCAAATTTCTTTGCCATGGGCCCTTTCAGGGTCATTGTCTTAAGCATCCATCAGCTCCTTTCTGCGAACCACGCGCACAGTTCGGTTACGCCAGTACTCGCCATACGGAACGCGCGTTGAAAGGTTCCCGGAGTTGTGGTGAAGAATGATGTTGTTGCCGAGGTAAATAGCCGCGTGATTCGTTACCGGCGCCTGAATCTGCATCATGATCATGTCGCCCTCACGCATTTCAGCTGCAGGCACTTCAACGAAGCCCTCGCTCTGCCAGTTATCGTCGTAGCGGTTTTCTTTCCCGTCTGCCCACCACTCATAATCGACAGACCAGTTATTGAGGTTTATGCCGTGCTCTTGCCGGTAATAGTCCATAATGAGCGTCCAGCAATCGGCAAATCCCAGCACCCAGCTACGGCCGACCAGCTCACGGTCAACGCGCGGGGAAAAGGTACAGAAGTCGCCATCTGGCCACGACATGATCCCCCACTCAATGCCCCAGTAATCGCACTGAACGCGATCCCGCTCAGACGGAATTAGCTGCGGAACGTTAGGGTGAGAATGAATAACCATCAGGATGGCCCCGAGCTTTTCGGCCGCCCGCCTCTCTTCAGATGAAATCGTGAAGTGTTCAGTCGGCTCCTCATGAATGTTGCTACATGGCACATACACCTGCTTCCGGCCAGACTGAATGACCAGCCCACAAGCCTCTTTTGGATACTCCGCAGCAACATGCTCGCGTATGGCTTCCAGAATTTGTTTGCGCATGATTACTTTCCCTGAAGGTTGGCTGCAGGGAAACCGCCGAATGACAGAGGCTGATCCTCGCCGAAACGCAGCTTGCAGTCCCCAAGCCGTCCGCCGCACACATCCAGAGACGGGTTGTCCGTAGGCGTACCGTCTTTGAGGAAGTAGCGCGTTCCGTTGTAGTCGCATCCTGTGCCGGTCCGATACCAGCCGCGCATGCACCAGGTGCAAACCGGAGTGATCTGCCGAGAAGGAAGCTGCAGCCCCTGAATGTCGAATGGCGAGCAGAGTTCAAAATCTACCTGCACGCGCGTCTCTGCTGTTTTTGCATTCACATAAAACAGCTGCACCCGGCTTTCCTGAGGGTTTGCGTTAGGGTTGCCGGCCGTCCAGTTGGCCGCATCGAGGTATTTTGCAAGCGTGGTATGAATCCTTACCTTCGCCTTCACCATGTCTTGGTACTGCAGGCAAAGCGCCGTAACGTAATTGCCAACGTTACCGACTGAAAGCTTAGGCGTGGGCTGTGAGCCTGAGCTGCTCATTTCCAGTCCTGTCAGCTCGTAGGGGTGCGGGTCGAACTCATTTCCCTGCCAAATGATGGACGGCAAATTATCCGCGGCAAATGATGCCCAGCCTTCTGTGGGAAGGTTGTAAGCATGGAATCGCAGAATGGTGTCAAGGCCGAATTCTGTCCCGTCGATCTCAATCATCTGCACCAGCTGGCCCGGCTCCAGCGCCTGAACATCCTGAGTAAAGCTCATATTTCACCCATAAAAAAAGGCGCCGGAGCGCCTGTTGGTTCGTGACCTGTCACGGTGCAAATGCCTGTTCAAACGTGAAAGAAATTTCCGCGAAGTCCCCATTGACGAACTTGGGATTGATCGAGTCTGATTTCACCCGATACAGCTTTTTTTCACCCCATGGGTTAGTCCACCAGAAAGAGGTGGTCACATGGCTTTTGAGAAAAGCTCTCACAGAGGCCATGGCGGCCAGTCTTCCGTTGCAGGCAAGGGACCAGCTCTCTGATGCCTCGTTGATTCCCTTACCGGCGATTTGTTTGTAGCCGTCACCGAATTGCGCCTGAATCGTGGAAACGTTCAGCTGCTCACTTGCTTCAGTTCTGGCACACCAGGTGAATGTATCAATAGCCATGTTTCCGTCACCTTATGCGCGATACAGGACGCCACCGGGAGACATCTCTTTCCTCAGGCGCTCTGTGATTGTGGTCTGAACGATGGATTTAAGCTGATTGGCCGCGTTAGCGGTGCCGGCAGAAGACGCATCACCAGACCCGCCATCCTGAACTATGCTGACGGGAGCATTAACCTGAATGACCGTGTTACCGCTTCCTGTAGCGCGGTTAACGCCAGATGAATAGATGGGCTGGGCGGGATTACCCACGTAGCCGCCAGTAGCGTACCCCCGCATCATGTCATATAGGTTCGATACGCCAATCCGCTGCGTTGCCTCTTTGGTGAAAACAAACTCACCTTTGTGGACGATGCCGGCAGGATCGTGTTTACCACCCGGCCCCGTATATCCGCCATCATCATAAGCGGCATAGCTCGTTGACATACCCATAGCACCGGTCGTTCCGCCCGCAGCCCCCGCAGCTGCGCCACCGAAACTGCTGAAAACCGACCCGAGAATGCTCCCGAAAGATGAGCCACTGCTGCCCATGGCATTTACGATTGCCATTTGCAGCGCAACTTTCGAAATCATCTGGAGAACAGACAGCCCCCAGCTCTTCCAGTCGGCTTTGCTACCCACCAGCATTGCAGACATGTTATCTAGCGCGCTATCCATGGTAGAAGTAATGCCCTGCGAAACCGTGCCAGCAACGTTACTGGTATTGGCAAGCCAGTTTTCATAACCACGAGAGACGCCGTTAAGCCAGTTGGCTTCGGTAGCGGCTGTTTCCTGATATTTCCTGTCCAGAGCATCGAGTGCTGCTGTTCTGGCCGCCACGGCATCTGCGCCCTTATCAGTTTTATCAAACACACGATCTACCTGCTGCTGCTCGGTGAAGCGCTCCCTCTGGCGGTCCCCCATCCCTGCAGTGGATGAGATCATGGCTGCATCATCCTGATACTTACGAGCCGCGTCACGCAGGTCTTTCAGCGCCTCAATTTGCTCGCGCTGCTTTCGAACATTTTCATCAGCTTTCTGGGTCCACTTCTCCAGTTCAGTTGATGATGCCCTGATTGCCTGGCGCTGCTCATCAGTCCATTTGGTTCCGGCCTGATGTGAGGCGGCATAAAGCTCAGACGCCTTTTCTCCCTCGGTAGCGCGAACCTTTTGCACTTCCACCGCCACGCTGAGATCGGCCATTTTCCGCGCGTACTGTTCAGCAACAGAAGCCGCCTCTCGCTCAGCCTTGTTCTGCGCATTGGTGGCCGCAGTGCCATCTTTTTTTGCCTGCGCTGCTTCAGCATCCTTTTTAGCAGCCTGGTCCTTGTTGTAAACGTACTGCGTATAGAGCGCGCCAGTAAGCTTTAAATCGTCGGCTTCATATTCATACTGCCGATGCAGTTTCTGCAAACCGGACAGGCTTGCCAGCTCGTTATCGCGCCGGGCTTTTTCCAGCGCCGTAGACTGCTGAGGCGTGGCTTTAGCCAGTGATACAACCGGGCCTGCATACTGCGGAGGCGTGGCGCCACCCATGGCACTCATTGAGCGATTCAGCAGATCATAAGCACCTTTCAGAATCGCTACGGCGCCGGCCTGCTCAATGGCCTTTTTAGTAGCAAGATCGCTGGCATCATTCACCAGCTTCTGAGTTGCTTCGACCTTTGACGCAGCCTGCTCTCGCTGATATTCCAGCTTATTAAGCTGATCGGTAGCATCCTGCTGCCTTTTGGTAAGCTCCTCGACTGACATGAGGTTGTTAATTCGAGCCAGCCAGGGATGCTCGTCATACTGCTTTTCCATGCTCTGCATGGCTGCGAGACTGTCGCGTGTTTGTCGGATTTGCTCATCAATATCGGCAAGGTCTTTTTTCTGCGCTGTCAGCGAACCGCGCGCATCTGCTGACGTAGAACGTAATCCGGCGACTGACATCTGGTTGAGCTTGCTGTTGATAGCGTCCAGATTGTCAGAGAATGCGACTGCCTCCTGGTGTACCTGCTGCGTATGCTGATATACCCCGTACATAGCCGTGCCAGCGGCAATAATCACGCCTGGCCATCCACCGAGCAGACCCAGAACCCCACTGCCAAGGCGGGACATTACGGAGGCTGTTTCGGTAAGTCGTCCGGCTGCAGATGAGCGGGCCGTAATTGAGGTGTTCAACTGTGCCTGAGCGACAGCAAGCTGACGCTCAGCTGCAATCTGCGCCTCAATGCCAGCGGCTGCTGAACGTGCCTGCTGAGCACGATATACGGCCTGCCTGGCTGTTGCGACGCTTACCTGAGTACCGCGCAACTGGGCTTCTGCAAGAGCTACCTCCGCAGCAGTATTGGAAATGACAGAGGCCGTGGCGCTGGCAACACCAGTGACCATGTTGCCGAAATAGCGGGCGACACCCAGCCCGACCAGCACGCCAGCAGCGTTCGCCACCGTGTCGATGTTCTTTGCCAGGCCATCGAGCACGCCTGAAAGGGATGACGAGGCTCCGACGGCGTTGTTAGCGCCACCCACCCATGCCATGAATGCGTTTTCTACTTTCTGCGCAGAGCCGCTGATTGAAGCTGGCAGCGTATCGAACTCTTTCCGCAACTGGTCGACATTGGTCAGGAGCGGCACGATCTTATCTGTGGTCAGCTCGCCGTTGTTTGCCATGTTACGCAGGCCGCCAATGGTGGTTCCCAGACCATCCGCAAGGAACTTAGCCAGCCTGCCACCACTTTCCATAATGGCGTTGAATTCCTCACCGCGCAGCACGCCTGAACCCAGCGCCTGGCTCAGCTGGGTAATAACGGAACTGGCCTCCTCGGTGCTCGCGCCTGACAGCTTAAGCGAGGTGGCCACGGTCTCTGTAACTTTGGCGACGTCAGCCGATGCATAGCCGGCGTCCCGCAGAGATGAGGCAATGCGGCTGTACAGATTCGCGTTCGCCTCGAATGACGTTCCGGTGCGCTGGCTGATAGACATCAGAGTCTGCTGCGATCGGGTGAAATCCTCTGCGGAGGTAGAGGCAAGTCGCAGGCGACCGCTTAGCTGGTTCCATGTATCGGCATAGTGGACCAGCTGGCTGGTCGCAAAAGCGCCGGCAAATGCCCCAGCCATACCTGCGGCACGCTCACGAACTGACGACAGCTGAGAATTGAGATCAGCCAAAGCACGCTGAGTTTCTCGCGTGGCAGCTGAGGCTTTTCGCCCGCCCTGCTCCATGGTTTTGTAATAATCAGACCCCATGCGCGACGCTCGCGCAATTTCGGACTGGAATGAAGTGGAGTTCGCCGAAATTTTAATGATAAGTTCACGCAGCGTAGCCATAAGTCACCCTTTAAGGGCTGCGCTATCCGGCAAGCGCAGCAAAGAAATCTTCCAGCCCGCTGGATTCCTCAACCGGATCAGGTTCCTGCCACTGAAGCAGCACATCTTCCATTTTCACTTTTGCGCCCTGTGAATTCAGAACGGCTGTAGCAATCTGAGCCGCCTGTATGTCCCCACGCCGATCGCTGACAGGATTAAGGCGGTCATACTCGATCCACATGCGCAGTTCGCTGGCTGTGAGTGATGATTTAAGCTCATGCAAAGTGCGCCCAAGACGAAGCGCCAGAGTCATCAGGAAAAATGTGCCGGGCTGTCTTACTTTGCCTCTGCGTCAGCCTGTGACGTGCTCAGATCGAGCGCTTGCTTGAGCAGTCGGGCATGGACCGGCCCATAAATGTTTTCGACAAGCGGCTTGTCTTCGGCTTTGAAAACGGGTGTATCGTTTTCATTCAGCAGCACGTCGATAAACAGCACTACATCTGCGTTTTTATTTCGCAGCGCGCGCTCTGCAGCGGTCAGTTTTTCTGGCTCGCCTTCAGGATTAGGATTAATAATCTGCTGCCATTCAAGCCAGGCCTGACCTGAAGGCTCTCGCAGTTTTACTTTTGCATTCTCCCATTCCGGGACGGAAATAACCTTGCTTCGAAACCCTGCCATCGGGGCCAGCGCCAGCGCGCGTAAGTTATTCTGTGATGCCGTTTTTGCCATTTCATTTTCTCTGTTTCATTCAGGAAAAGCGGCTTTCGCCGCTGTTATTAGCCTGCAGCCGGTGCCGGTATGATCGGGACGGGCTTGCCTTTGACGCGAAGCGTAAAGGATGCCGTTACCACTCCAGCCGTTGAGATACTCCAGCTGTTCTGGCGCACTTCAGCCAGGAAGGCATAGCCGTTACCAGACGGGAAGATGACCTGAAAGGCGTGTAACGCATCCGTGTCATAAGCGGTTCGGAGGGTGTTTTGTCCCTCTTCATCTGCCGACCAGTTACCGGAAATGGTGACCTCGCCCGGCGCAGCCAGACCGTTCGTCATCTCCTGCTCGGTAGAGCAAAGCGTGGTCGTTTCGATGTCAGATTTTTGCCCGCCCGTATAGCCCAGCTCTTTCGTTGAGCAGTTGATACTTTGCCAGGTTGCGCCGGTCGGGTTTGCTTCGGTCGCTGCATCAGCAGAGACGTTAATCTTCGTTCCCTGCGTCTTTTCGTACTTTGAGGACATGGTGATCTCCAGATAATAAAAAACCGCCCGGAGGCGGCATCAGGGGTTAATCCCAGAGCTGAACTTCAAGCGTTGCCCGGTAAAGGGCCGTATCAGGCTCGAAATCATTCATTTCATTGAGAGAGACGGAGTTAAGCGGCGCGAGCGCTGCGCGTATTTGGGATCGCAGGGTTCGCGCTTCATCAATGGACTGCGCCCAGGCATCTATCTGTAACGTGCTGGCTGTTTCGGCCTGCCCACAGAACACGTCACTGGCCACTCCTGATGGAAAGAGGAATACAACCCAGGGCGCGGCCGTTCCCGATGGTGCGACATACGGAAACACGTTCCCGCCAGCAACATCGCTAATCAATGGGTAAACATCGGCTTCTGTCATTTTGACAAAACCTCATCTATCGCCTGATTCATTCGCGCCAGCGCAGCCTGCGTCGCCTCTTCCTGCCGGACGTCAAAAGCGGGGCGGACAAAGGGGTGCGCGGGCATTTTTGACGTCCCCATTTCAACAAATCGCCAGTAGAAAGCATTTTTAGGATCGCCTGCTTTCATTGATTTATCGCTGTTCCCCGTTGCGGGATTAACGCCTCGGATATGGACGCCGGAAGAGATATCACCGCGCCTGCGCGCCTTCTGCGTCATAACGACTACGTTTCGCTTGAGCTTCCCGGTTCTGACTGGCGCTTTGGCAATAACTTCCTCTTTCAATACCTCAGCCCCTGCCCGCGTGGCGTCCCGCAATACCTTGTTGTTTTCCGCCTTACTGAGCGCTTCAAGGTCCTTTGCAATATCGTTTAGCCCGGAAAAATCCAGATTTGTCGAAATCACTGCTTAACCCCCCTTTCGCACATCAGCTCAAGCCGGGCGCCGTTCTCGGCACGCGTGACTGATTTAATGTCGTAAACCTCACCTTCTCCCGTTGGCGGATTATGCACAAGCCGCCAACCCGATGTGATCGTGATGCCCGCAATACGACGCAACCATATGCGGGACGTGGTCCCGGATAACTCAGCGCCTGAATTAAGCAACTCACGGCCTGAGACATCAGAGATGGCTGCGCGAATGCTTTTCACATCCGTCCAGCCGATTGCCGGCTGACCAGATGGAAGGCGCCCGGATGCGGGTTTCTGCAACGTCACGCGGTAACGCATGGGTCCTGCTCTCATACGCCATAAATCCTGTAGGGCTGAAGAAAAGCTTCAACGGCAAAATCCGGCGTGGCTACACTGACACCGGTCACCACCGCCTCGCGATTTGCATACCAGTGCGCAATTAGCATCAGCATGGCGGTTTCAATATCTTCGCCGTACAGCAGCGCGTCCGGGTCGGCCAGATAAAGAGGATCGGCGGCATTTTCATAAAGCGTGCGGCGGGTAGAGTTTTCCACGTACCGCACCGCCGCCTTTATGCGGGCCGCCAGCCAGGCATCATCCTCGGTAAAATCCTGCTCGATATTGCAGTGATGCTTTACCTGATCAACGGTCAGCATAATTACCCCTTACTTTGTTTTCGCCTTGCCTTTGGTGCTGCCATCGTCGCCGGACTCTTTTTTCGCGCCCGGTTCCTCGGCATAGCCCCGCTGGATAAGCTCGCGGCCGTGCTGCTCCAGCGTTTCAAACGTGGTGCCCTCGGTCAGTACCTCGCCCTGGTGGTAGATGGGCTTGATGGATCGCAGTTTCATGGCTGTTTCCTCATTGCACTGGCGGCCCTCAGGCCGCCGTCAGGAGTTATGCGCCAGCGGCTGCCGGTGCGGTAAATGAGCCGTAGATAAAAGCTTCAGGACGCTTAACGGCCAGCGCCAGGCGCTCTTCACAGCGGATAGAGATCATGTTCTTCTCGAAGTCGTCAGCGTTCTCGGTGGAGATAACCACGTTGGCGTCTTCACGGTCGAAAAGCTGCGCCGCGGCATTGAAGGCGCCGGTCAGGAACTTGCCCTGGAACGCGGCGGCCTCGGTGGCCACAACAGGCAGGCCCCACAGTGTCGGGCCGGTGAGCGCTGACGGGTTCGCCAGGATATAGCGTCCCAGCGTGTCTTTGGTCAGCTCGATCTTCGCCCAGTCGATGAAGTGCAGAACGTGACCGGATGCCGGAAAACGCGCCAGCTGAGCCTGCAGCATTGCCAGACGCAGATCGTCGATACCATTCTGCTGCTCAACGCTAAAGGCAGGATCAAATGCAGAGGCCTGGGGGACAATGCCGTGTAGATGCACACCGGTACCGTCGCCGAAAAGGATTTCCTGCTCTTCGGCATATTTCAGGCCAAAACGAAGCTCTGTATCGACCGTTGACTGAAGTTGCGAGAAATCATCCAGAATCTGCTTAGATGCTTTAAACAAGTGCGCGACGGTAGATACTGCGGTGATTTTGGTTGCGAACTGAATGTCGCTGTAAGGCTTCGTAGTACCTTCTGGTACGACTTTTGCCGCGTTAGTAAATCCGGTCTGCTGCACCCAAAAGATAGCAGGTGAGGCAGTCCGGCCTGGTGCGATCAAATCGCGGATAAACAGGCGCTGCTTAGGCGCGGCGTCAATGCCCGGCAGCCGTTGGGGTTCAACCACCCCATCAGCAACATCAGTGGACAGGAGCGCAGCGTTAACCGGCACGCTGACACGCTTGCCGCCCTCCACGCTGGCCGCAAAGGCTTTCAGTGCTTCATTGCTGATAACCACCTGACCAACCGTCTCTGCCACTTTTTTAGCAGCGTTCAGCGGCATATTGGCAACATGCTGCTCCAGATCGCCCAGAGCAGCCTTCAGCGTCTTTTCCGCTTCGCGCAGCGCGTTAAACTCAGATGCCATTTTATCTACAGCAGCCTTAGTTTCTTCGGAAAGTGAGCCGGATTTTTTAGCCTCTTTCAGCGCCTCTTCGGCTTTTGCACTGAACTTACCGTTTGCCTCTTCAATACTGGCGGTAACTTTTTTCAGAATTTCGTTTACTTCAGACATGGAGTTTCCTTATTTGCCGAACGCCGACAGAGCGGCTTCAAGAGTTTTGATATTTTCAGGGTTGATTTCGTCGGTAGCGCCCGGCATACCTTCAGGAGTGGCAGCAGCGCCTGGCTTGCTGCCGGATAAAGCTTTTAACAGTTTGCGCCGCTCAGAACGCGGGGTATCAGTCTTAGCCAGCAGCGCATCGAGCTTGCGCAGCGCCGCCTCAGGGCTGTCGTCGTCGTCGGAAATTTCGTCAGCGGAAAGGAGGCGATCGGCAAAACCTTTATCAACTGCGTCACTGCCGCCGATATAGGTTTCTCCGTCCATCATCGAGGCGACCTCCTCTTTGCTGAGGCCGGTTCGCACCGAATAGATATCGCCCATAGCCTTGTCGAAAGGCTCCATGTCCGACGCGATTTGCGCCAGGTCATGGCGATTACCCATCGCATAAACCCAGCAGTTGTGGATCATCAGGAACGCGCCGCGCCCGATCTGAATATCGTCCCCGGCCATCGCAATGATGGAGGCCGCTGAAGCCGCAAGACCCAGCACCTTCACCGTTACTTTTCCTTCGTACTCGCGCAGCAGGTTATAAATCGCCAGGCCTTCGAACATGTCGCCACCCGGCGAGTTGACATTGACCGTTACGTCAGCCCCGTTGAGCGAACGCAGCGCACCAGCTATGCGGCTGGCCGTTACGCCTTCTCCCCAGTAATCCGCGCCGATTACGTCAAAAATAGAAATGCTGTTGTCATCGGACTTGGCAGCTTTGATGCCGCCGTTCCAGCGTTCCATAGCGGCAGACGGCAGGTCCCGTTTTGAGAGCGCAGAAGGCCGCCCCGCCGGCGCTGCCGGAAGGCTTTTCAGTGTCATGGGAATAGCTCCTAAGCCGCCTGTTTCAGCGGGGATTGTTCGAACGGAATATCAGGAAAAACGAAGTTATGGACCTTGAGAAGGTTTGCCGCCTGCGCTGCCTTGCTGTTTTGTTTCAGGTCTTCCAGCGGCGTCAGGTTGAGCTGCACGGTGTAGAGATCACCACCTTCAATCGGAGGCATGTTCTCCAGGCGGCGAACGTCATTACGTGACATCCAGCCATTTTGCAGCGCGGTCGTGTAATACGCAGAGCGCCCGGCGCTGTCAGCGCGCAGTAGCCCCTCAACAGAGAATTCAGCAAACAAATCATCATCGCCATCAAGCAGACAGCGGGAAATCTCTTGTTCTATATTTACCAGCAGCGGGCGCAGCGTGTTGGTCAGGAACTGCAGGTTCATCCCCTCAACACTGGAAGCCCAGCTGCTTTGCTTATCCGCATGCCCCACCATAAATGCTGGCACGCGAAACCAGCGGCAGATTTCTTCAATGCTGAACGCCCGCGATTCCAGCATCTGCGCCGCTTCAGGGTTCATCGTGACGTTCTGATACTTCAGCCCGCCTTCCAGAACCATAATCTTTCCGGCATTTTTGGAACCGGTAAACGCCTGCATGTAGCCCCGCAGCCGTTCGCGCTGCTCTGCGTCCAAGGCCTGTTCAGCGGACAAAAAACCTGAACTTTGCAGCCCGTTTTCGAATATTTTTGCTGCTGACTCCTCAACGGCCATTGCCGCCCCGATAACGTCGCGCCCTTCCCTCATTGGCATCATTCCGCAGACACCATCAAGACCAAACCCGCGAATATGCATCAGGTTTTTTTCTGGAATAACTCGCTTCTGTCCGTTTTCGGTATAGGTGTATTCCAGCCGGCCGTTTTCGAGGCGCTTCACCACCATATTCTGTGGTAACAGCGGAACGAGCGAAACGAGCTTGCTGCCTATCATCTTTTTTTCAATGAAGGCGTTGCCGCGCAGGCAGATACTGGCCACCAGCATCAGCATGAATCGCGAAGGCGTCATTTCCATATTTGGGCGCCGGCATAGCACCTGATAGACCGGATGATCCGTTGCTGGCTTTCGTGAACCGTCTGCCTGCCGCGCGTAAATTTTAAGTGGCAGGGTTGAAACCGACTCGCTCAGAAGTCTGACGCAGGCCCAGACGGCAGAAAGGTGGATCGCTTTATCAGCCGACACCACCTTTCCGCTGCTGCTCATGCCTAACCATTCCTCCCAGAATGTCCCGGTCGTCAGACTGATAGGGACACCGAGCCAGTTAAGCAAGGCGCTTTTTACCTTGCCAGGCTGCTTATTCTTTTTCATCAGAAACCTATCATTATCGGATTTTCAAAGAAGCCGCTCAGGTCCTGCGCATCACCGCCGCCATTCACCAGAAGTCGGCTCTTGGCAGTGAATAATGCAACGGGACCGTCAATTTTGTTTTCCGGCGTGGATTTGTTCGGGAAGATGTTGTCATTTTTGTCAGGCTTGACTGTGATATTCGACATCATCCAGGTCATGACGGGATTCCCGTCATGATGAAATTTATTGCCGTATATCTCTGCCTGAACTGACTTCATGGACTCAGACAGGTTTTTGACCGTCTGCGGCACTTCAACCAGCGGTAAGCCTTCTTCGGCTAACGCCAGGCTAAATTGCAATGCGCTCCAAGGGTCGAATGCGATCTCTTTGATGTTCTCGCCTTTAACCCACTCCACTATTTCGGCTTTGATCACCCCATGGTCGATAACATCCCCGTCTGTCAGCTCAAGGTAACCGGCATCGGCCCACTTGCGGTAAAGCTCAGCAATATGGTTAGGTGCCGTTTCTATACGCCCCTCTGGCAGCCAGAAGCGGGGCTGCATATGCGTTTCCCCTGTAGGGTCACGCCAGGTTTTTACAGCAGCGCAAATATCAATTTTGTTTGCGAGGTCCACACCGACCCAAAGTGGCCAGCCTTTACGCTGAGCCTCTTCGGCAGTGGCCGTCATCTTCGCCCAGCGATCCATGTCCATCCATGCGCTTTCAGCTGTGACCCAGATGTTCAGATGCTTGGTGAAAAAGTTCGGGCGCGCGGCGACCTGCTCTTTCGCCTTTTTCGCCAGGCGGCGCATGTCATCCCAGCGCTTACAGACACCGAGTCCGGGGTTGGCTTTCGGCCAGTTCGCTTCATCAAAGGGATCGTCGTCTTCGTCCAGCGTGTAAATGACAGCAAAATACGTGTCATCGTCCACCACGCCGCGCAGCACCTTAATGGCGTAATCGCGCTGCTCGAAACAGATACCCTCTTTGTTGGTTCCCGCTGTGGTGATGGCGAACAGCAGCGACTGAAGACGCGCACCCGTTGCTGTTTCCAGCACGTCCCAAACATCACGGGTGCGGTGAGCGTGCAGCTCATCGACTATGCCGCAGTGAATATTCAGGCCGTCGAGGTTATTGGCGTCACTGGAAAGCGGCTCAAACTTCGAAGCCGTTCTCTCCTGGTGAATGTTCAGTTTGACGTGACCAAAAAGCCGCCCCAGCGTGCGGGGCGCTTTCTTAATCATGTTTTTGGCGTCATCAAAGACGATGCGTGCTTGATCGCGAGTCGTTGCAGCTGAATAAACCTCAGCGCCGCCCTCGCCGTCCGCGCCGGTCATATAAAGGCCAATACCAGACGAGACGGTAGACTTAGCGTTTTTACGCGCCACTTCGTTATAGGCAGTGCGAAACCGGCGAACCATAACCGGATCGCCGTCATCGTCCATTACCTGCTCGCCCGTTGTTTCATCAATCAGAGGGATGATGAAGCCAAACAGGTTTATCAGGATGAAGATGTGCCACGGCATAAGCTCAATCGGCTTACCCGCCAGCGCGCCTTTAACGTGCGGAACAAAATTATAAAAGTCGAGAATGTGCTGAGCGCGGTCCTCACTGAAGTAGATACCGCGTTCCGGCCCATGCTCTAAATCATTAAGGAATCGCTGACACGCCAGGCGCACCAGTTCGCCAGCAACAATCTCGCCAGACAGCACGCGCTCGGCGTACTGGATACCAGCTTGGACGGTTGCCATTCATCATTTGCGCTTTTTCAGAAATTCTTCCAGGGGATCGGCCTCAGCCGGACCTTTTGCGCCAACCTTTGATCGGCTGGACGGGGTCATACCGAATTCAGCGAGCATTGCCCTGATGCGCTTCCAGGCATCGGACTTCATTACTGCTGCAGGGTGTGCCTTCACGATCTCCTCGCCAGTAGCTGACACCGTTTTATAGGTGTATCCCTCCTCGGCCAGAACGTCGCAGTGTTGCCGGTACTCGGTGTAAGCCTCGATCAGCAATTCAAGCGCTTTGCCGTCGAGGGTGGTCATCACGCCGACCGCATCAAGCTCTTCGCCAATTCGCTTAAACCAGTACTTCCCCATCTTGTCGAAATGCTTCGGAATTGGGGGTACCCCAGAAGGCGGTTTTGGCTCTTTTTTATTTACTGCCCGTTTTGATGGGTTCCCCTTCACCAAAGCCAGATGTGTCGGGGTTTTCGGTGGTCCTGGCATAATCGAAAACTCCTATTAATTACTGGTTGGGGGACCCCAAAAAAAGTTTTCTAACCTGCGGCGGTGTGAAAAAAGGTTAGGCGGCGGTCCTTTAGACCCAAAGCCCTGAAGTTTTTACCCGCCCTATCCCCTGAATTTCCTTAAATGATATTTATTCTCACTTATGGCGATTCGGTCTGTAATTGCGCCCCAATCAGTCCAAAAGCTACCAAAGCTTCTCCTTCAGGATATTCGCTCAATACAACGCGCAGCTTATCTTCTGCTTGCTTCACTTTTACCTGGGATTCTTCAGGCATAGATGCAATCAAGCCTTTGAACATCAGCAGTGTTTGTTGGTCAGCATTCATTTGTTTCTCTCCGTTGCCGTCTTGGCTCTGTGGCATGACCAACATAAAGCCTGAAGATTACTATCTTCATCGGTGCCACCATGTGCCTTAGGTTTGATGTGGTCTACAGTCGATGCTGGTACCGGCCTGCCGTTCGCCAGGCACTGCTGGCATACATACCGGTCACGCTTCAGGATGCGTACACGAATAACATCCCACTTACTGCCATAGCCACGCTGGTGTCGGCTCTGTCCACGCTGATGCTGCTGCCAGCCTTCATTGCGATGGTCATCACAGTAGCCTGATCGGTCTGTTGTAGTCTTCCCGCAGCCAAGTTTTCGGCATGCGCGAGCGATAGCTGATGGCATGAGCGCCCCAATAAAAAACCGCCCAGAGGCGGCCTATTCATTCTTTTTTTACTTCACTATTTAAAGCGGCGGCGATAATGGATCGCTGTATAAAGTCTGGATTTTATCCTGTAATTTGCATGACGTATGATGACGAGCCATCTGGGATCTGCTTTAGGGGTATTGCAAAATTCGAGACGATGTAAGAGCGCGGTCCAGAAGCTTATCTGAACCTTTTTGTCAGGCCCAAGCTTATTCCTGATTGAGACAATAAGGCGATCGACCTCATGCTTGGTTTCCTTGAGGCTTTTGCCCGACTGGAATGATCCGGCCAGTTTTCTTAGCTCCATGGCAAAGTACTCAATATCTACCTCAGTTCCTTCCAAATTTTCCTCCGCTGAGTTAGCGTAAACTATGCATTTTCATTCAAATCACAATAATGCTGTTATTAATTAACCTAATTTTCATGTGATTTGATGAAGATATTTATGCCTTGCATTCGCTGCGCCTTTCTTACGGCTTACTTGCTTTCGGGCATAGGACATAACTGTCATCCAGTCTGGATCTGAAAATTTGTTAGCGTAAGCATGAAGGCTTTCGAAAAGCTCCGACCATTTCTGTAGCTGGTAATCACAGTCATACTGAAGAATAGATTCCATAGATTTTATGGACTTGTCCACCAAAGCCTTGATTTCTGACAACTCGGCGCCAGACTGATACTGTGCAGCCAGCTGTCGAATCTGAAGAGCATAAAACTCAGTGTCAAAATCGTTCCTAAGCAAAACGACCTCTATTATCATCTGGTCCATATCTGAACCCTAGCCCATGCAATCTCATCAGACCAGTTTTTAACTCAAATTTTGCAATATCCAGCGCAATTAATGCGTCACGCCGTACCATGCCTGCCAGCGATAGATGTTTAGCCGGAGCGCTCTCACGCACTCTGCGTTTTCCACATCGGATTGCAGGTCTGCATCAGTGTCGCTTCCCGCCTGACTGAGTTTGCACGGTGGGCTCATCAAATCCTGAGATATTGTTGGCAGCGTCGATTGCTCGCTGGCGCATGCTGACAGCATCATCATCAAAGCGGCACACAATACGATTCGGATACTGAACATATTTCACCACATCGCGGGTTATGGTTTTATATATGACTTTGCCTGCTGTATTGGCCGCAGCCGCTTTCTGCTCTGCTGGAACCAGTCTGGCTTCTGCCTTCTGTTTCTTCTGCGCATAGTCAGCATTTACCTTAGCGCTATGAGCATACCAGCCATTGAGGTATCGAATTTCCCCGTACCCCGTTGAAATTACAATCATCACTGCGATGGTTAGCAGGTATATGCGCCAGCTAAATGTCATTTGGACCTTCCGCGAGACACATGGAGCGCTCCATTTCACGGCGGTTCATCAGACCGTGCCACTTCATACCACCGGCATAGACCCAGCGGCGAAGCTCTTCACATGCACCAGCCTGGTCGCCAGCATTCAGTTTTCTCAGAAGAGATGATTTGGAGAATGCACCAGAGCCTACGTTGTAGGTAAAGCTGTAAAGCGAGGCGCGCTGATATTCATTCAGCGGCACCGTAACCAGGCTATCGACCGTTTTCTTTACAGGCTGCAGGTCATTCCACAGCAGGCGATCACACTCGCGGTCGGTGTACTTCTTACCTTTGATGATGTCGTTACCGGTATGCCCATCACAGACCGTCCAGACGCCAGCCACATCTTTATAAGGCTCATAAACGCGGCCTTCTACACCGTCTTTACCACCGATGAAGAGTGAGGCGATAAGCATCGAGCCGCCGCCCGCTGCGGCAATCAGTTTGTTTCGCAGACTGGCTGACATAGCCATAATTATTCCTCTCCCAGCTTATCGGACGGGATATAGCCGCGCTGCTCCAGCGCCCTTATCTGAGCGAGAGAAACTTTGCGCTTAAAATACGCGTTGATAGCAAACGTCATCAGAGCCAGAACAATACCGGCGATAACGCCTACCGCACTCCATTCATCCGGGCTGAGTCGCGTTAGTACGCCATTGGCTACAGCCGAACCAGCCGCACCGTATGCCGCTCCTGATGCTAGTTTGCTCATATGGTTGATACTCATGGTCACCTCCGTGGTTACGGTCGGTGCTGTCTGTAGTTAAAGAGAAATCCGCCTCAGCCACATCGGTTAAGGTTCAGCTTGAGTTGATTGGCCGGGCGCAAAAACGAAAAGGCCCGCCGAAGCGAGCCTTATGATTCTGAATAGTTAAGATATTGAAAATAAAATATACTTAAGACTGGTCCTACTGGTAAAGCTAAACGAATAGCCTACTATGCAGCCCGACGGATGATCCGTCAGAGGAACCTTGAATCTCTTTTAATCCCGCAAATTTATGCTCCTGGGCATTGCGGGATTTTTTTATCTATGTGATCGTAACATCTGATGGTTTTGAAATTGTTGTGATAAGCCTGCGGTGCCGGGTGCCTCCCGGTGACTCAGTAAGGCGAGAATCCTGAGTCGCTAAACAATCACTTCTACTGACCTAGCCCCGCCGCTGAGGGGGATTCACCGCATTAGCTCCAATCTAAATCAAAGAGTAACAATAAGATACCCTGACGCAAATCGCGGTAACAGCCTTGCCCGTCGGCAACAGGGTAAATTTAGGTATTTATCACAATATGAAAGGCGCTACAGGTTTGCAGTCCTGGACAGACCTTATAAGCGTCTGCGCTCAATGCCTTTGGTATTGTGTGGAAATAAAAAAAACCCCGCCCTTTGGCGAGGTTTCTAATTTAAGAAGCTATGCGTTGTTACCACTCTTAACAGATTACATATAGAAATTCGTAACGAAAAGCAGATTAAGCGATTTCTTTGAAAATAGTTTTCTTCGTGGCTTCATCCATTTCAAGGCAGCAATCGGTCATCAGTATGCAGGCGTCAATAAACGTTTCTGCGATCATCAGCTTTTGCCTGACTTTACCTTCGGAACATTTAAGCCAGCGAGCAATAGAGGACTTAGACACGTCATAGCGATAATGCGCCATGATTAAATCCAGTTCATCCAGCCGACCTACCTTATTGAGCATGCCGACCGCAGTATCAATAATCATGCCGTCATTATCGCAGCACGAAAGACGGCTACTGGTGCTTTTAGGCAGCAGTGTAATAAACATCGGGCTGGTTGGATTCCAGCTAACCTGAGTACCTTCATTTGCGGCCCAGCCGCCCCAACGCTCTAAAACCAGTTGAATGTCGCGCATATTAAATCCCTCTCCACACCTTTTATTTTTTATCTGACCCGATAACGCCAACTGCAATAGCGTGATCGAGGAACCTGAACAGCAGCTCAATCTGGCTGCCATATTTGCTTTCAAACGCCCTCATGTCCCGGTGCAGCTCGTCGTGATGCGCCCTGCAAAGCGGTATCACAAATAAGTCATGCGCCTTCGTTCCCATTCCTCCCTGTCCGTGTCCGATGATGTGGTGCGGATCGTCTGCCTGCTTTCCGCAGCATGCGCACTTTTGCGACTTTACCCAGCGCGTATACTTCTCGCTTTCCCAGCGCTTACGCTTTGGACGAAGCATAAACGACTCCGGCGACTCCGGGTCTGCCACAAGGCTGAAAACCTTCTTCACCACCTCTCCGGCCTCTTGCAATACTTCGCGCCCCGGCCGTTCTGGCGCAATCAGTGACTCCTTCAGCGTTCCGGTAGCAACCTGCTCTGCCTTCATCTTCAAAACGCGGCGCGCCGGCGCTTCGGGGATCAGGTCGATTATGTCCTTGATGGATGCCCACCAGCAAAGCTCAGGCAACGTCAGGGAGTGGTTAGCATGTAGGCCCATGTCGAGACAGGCGCTGTGAATGATCCATGCTGCGACGTTCGCGGCGGCAACCTCCTCCATTTCGCCAGACACGCCGTTATTGCGCAGCTTGTTGTCATGGTGATAGCAGAGCGATAACACGCCCTGTTCTGTTTCCAGCGTGGTTATTTCGTGGAAGTGGAAGCCGTCACCATCATCACACTGGCACGCGTTTATCTTTCCAACCCAGACAGTGAGATCAGGAAATCCACCAGCGGCGGCAATCACGCGTTCATCGCGGAAGAAGGAATTCAGCAGAGGCTCATCCAGCAATGGCTGATTGTCCTCGTTAATTTTGCCGGACGGAAGGTCTGCCATGTCGCCAGGCGGCGTGCTGATGAGTACGCGCCCGCGAAAGAGGCTCATCAGCTCTGAGCCAGGCTTGAATAGGACGATCCCGGTACGCGGCGCCACTTCCGGTGTGAGAAGCGCCCTCATGCATTACCTTCCAGAGATTTACGGAGGGCTTTCTTGGCCCTTTTATCTCCAATTAAATGAAGATATCTCAGAGTAAGCTCTGGAGAAATGAAAATGCCATCATTAGTCTGACTGTAAGAGCCTGGGTTGTCCGCTATATATTTTTTAGTCTCATCAAGCGCAAGGAACTGCTCTGCACTTAGGATCGTGTGCGCCCTTTTTTTTATGCGATGCGTAGATGAGCACCCAAAAGTTGTTACTTTGTTTTGTGCCGCCATGCTTAGTTACCTCCCGCCAGTTCTTTATCGTGAGTGTATTCGCCATTCCACGACAGCTTCATTGGCAGCTGGCCTTTGAGGTAGCGGCGATAAAGCCACACTGCGCCCTCGCGCAGCAGAACAGGCTGATGAGTTATGAAGCTGGCCGCCGATGACGGGTTAATCTGGCTACTCTTCTCTGTGAGGTATTTATCGCGCGCTTGAGAGCGTACTCGCCAGTGAGCATGGTTGCCGTTAGGGTTGTCGTCATAGAGCCAGTTGGACTCCTGCAGGTATGCGCTTACCCTGCTGACGTTCACGCCGTTCAGACGTTTGCAGAACTGGACAGGAGAGAGCCCATCGCTAAACAGGTTTTCAAGGTGATCGATATATTGCGCCTGACGATGGGTCAGTACTTCCGCCTGCTGTTTCGCTTCCATAGCATCAGCCCATGCGCGCGCCAGCTTAATCGGATCATTCATGTCCGGCAGCAGAAGCCCGCCGACCTCTCTGAGACGAAAATAACTGTCCTCCAGCCCTTCAAAGAATGTCCATGCCTCATCCGTATCGACGATTTTGGACATGCGCGCGGCTCCCTTCTCTGTCCATAGCGTCAGGCTTCTGGCTTTGGATGAAATTTGTGCGTGACTATTAGTCACTCGCAAATCGCGTAGCTCGTCGCCATCCACGGTGAAGATATGAATACCTTCCTCAAAACGACCAGCGTTGCGTGAAAGGTTTTTGCGGATGTTGGCTTCGTCAGTGCCATAGCCTCTGGCCAATAGCTCTGTCGTGATTACACGCTGATCGCGGTACATGAGAACGGGAACGCTAACTGAAGCGTTCGAAGAGATAACTATAGGGTTTACGCCAGACGCAGCTGCGCCCAGTACCTGATTCGGCATATTTTGCTCTCCACACCATTTGTTTTATCCGGTCCCGCCCCCTCATCTGCAAATGAACAGGACCAACCTTTGCCGACAGCGTCTGCAAACGCTGGCTGGCTTAACCATCATAACGGCTGCGTTAGTATTTTCACGACTTTGATGAAATTTATGGTTTTCTTACTGAAAAAATAAGAAGGCGGTTTAATACTTTGCTTTAAAGTCCTCATACCTTGTTCCGGTACTAAGAGAATCTGGAAAATTGCGGATTTGATAAGCAAATCAACACAAAACAACTAAAACCAGACGATGACAAAATTTCATCAAAGCAAATCTGTACAACTTATTTAATTTTGTATAACTTACACATCAGAGACAGTGCTCACCAAATATACAATGGAGACAATCATGCACCAGAATCCACAGAACACGGGTTCCCAGGGGAACATTGCCGCCTACTTCAGCCGCGCTACCATGCCTTCTCAGCAGGAAACGCTCGGCGCTATCGCGGTAGAAATTTTACGCTCAGGCCGTTCACTTAACCGTAAAACTATCTGTATGCGCCTGCTTGCGCGCGTTGATGCAGCAACCTCTCAGGAAGAGGAGCAGCACCTTCAGGAACTCATTAGTTTGCTCTTCCGCGACTGACATCTCCCGAACAGGATTTGCAGCCGGAGGGGAGATAATTTCTGCCAGGCAGGCAATACATGTTCAGAGGTTATAGATGAAAAGCAGTAAAGACGAAGTACTGCGCGACGCGCTCATTGGTGAAGTTGTCCTGGCGATTCTCAATGAGCAAGCCGCGGTATCGTGGAATGCGGTACTGACAAAGCTTCAGGCAATACTTAATGGCAAGCATGATGCAGAAAGGACCCGACTAGCGATGCTTGCCATTCAGGAAGTCAAAGCAGAAATGGACCTGAAGCGCTCGAAGCAAACTATCACTGCTGACAGCTTTTTAAGCGTTGCAGCAAACAGTCAGGACGACAGCACGCGGCACTAAGTTGCGGACGTGTACGAAAAACATCAGAAACGACACGGGTCGGGAGAAATATTGATTATGCAACAGATGTTGTTTAAAACTGACCTCGTGCTGATGGCCCTCATAAAGGACATTGGGGATAATTTTGAAGATGAGAAGCATGAGCTTGATAACGCTGTCAAAATGTCACTAATCAACACCGGAAACGTGTCACTAAAAAACATCCTTTTCTGTCTCATAAACGAGATGGAGAGCACGAATGACGTGGTCCGTCTGGACACTTTGCGCAACTGCCTCGAACTTCTTTTACACCCTGAATCATAGACGGGAAAATCAAGCCGGTAAGCTTGTCTGCCGGCTTGATTTAATGCATCTTTCTCATGAGCTTATCAATTAGTTGACTGCACTGGAGTCGGGTTTTTTCGCTGTCTGCATTTACGCTCATTCGGTGCAAGGCTTCAATCAGCTCGTGCAAACTGAGACCGATGTCCGGGCTTAACATTCCCACCACGATCTTTCCCAGCAGAGCGTGCAATTCTGTTGACGGAGTATCTTTTTCCAGTTCCAAAAACTCCTCCCTGTCATGTATATGCATACAGCTTAACATTTAGCCCCTTCAAGGCCATCTAAAATTTTTTTAAGCTTTCAGAGGCATCCATGCTTACCCAGACCATATGCGGCAATAATGAGACTGGCCCGCATTTTTCTTTACAGCGAACTGAGGTAAATTAACCCCATTTTTCATGAAGTAACGTTTAATATTCGTACAGTAGCGATAGAAATAAAATGACTATTGTCGCATTTTAGCTAAGTGAAAAAGATAAATAGCCAGTGCCATTCGAAGGGTCAAATCGTTTTTGGCACGCGATGAGGGAGTAATTACTCGGATTATTATGCGATCTGTTTGCCCGAAGACGACTACAGTCAGAGGTGAGGTTGTCATTAATCGTACTTATGGAGGATTTACCGTGTTACTTCAAAACGACGAGAAAGGCCACGTCATTATTGGCGAAGCGGCACTGCATCTTGCACTGGCCAAGAAGGAGATATCCGTTCTAACTCTGATTGCCGAGCTAAGACGTATGGCTGTAGATGTTAAAAGCGACGGACGGCGAGTCCAGCTAACAGAGGCTAGAAAATGGCTTCAGGGGTTTATCGTACCGGGCAGAGCTAAACAACCTATGCCATACCTGCAAGTCCTTGCAGGCCTGAACGAAGAAACGAAATAACGCCAGTGGACGTAGTCCGGCTCCGGCCGGGAGACGACGATGAAAGATGACCTCATCGGTCACGCGAAAGCGTGTACCGGCCGGAGAAACTGTCAAGGATGACCCCCGGCTCTCAAGCACTGATCAAAACTTTGTAATTGTCAGCTCTGCTCTGCCTCCCTTGGTAAGTTCGCCCCATTCTACAGTGAATCTTTTTATCTGACTGTCGTCGCCCCATATGCCAGCATGGGTAAGGCTGTCAAACAGCGCTTTCTGGTAGTTGTCCAGGTCTCGCCGCCGCTTGTCAGGTGGATATAGAACCACATTAACCTCAACGTCCACTGTAATCGGCTGAGGCGCGCGCTTGAGCTGCTCCACGACAGCTGCGAAGGTGTTGATGCGAAAAGAGCGCCCGAAGGCGCTAATCTTCATACCCTGCTTGGTGGACCGCCAGTAACCGTTAACGCTCGGTGGGAACGGCAGAGTTAGCTTCATGCTCCCCCTTGATTGCTGCGCTGATTCCAGTTGGCATAGGCTTCTTTCTCTGTCATGGCCCGCTTAGCGGGGCCATTAGCGCCACATGCCCAACAGTGAACATGCAAAAAGCGGCTTCTGAGATGCTTTTCACTGTGAAGCAAGTCTGCTCGCCCACAGAACGGGCAAGGCTCAAGCGCCATATTTGGCGTTTGGCTGATTTCTGTTGTTTTCATGCTGTACCGCCCATGTCTGGGATAGTCATTTGATTTGCCAGCTCAGCGACCGCGCCGCGCAGCATGCGGAAGTTTTCCCAGTTTGATCGGTCCGTCCGCTCCACCAGTGCGATAAACTCTGCCATTGTCATTGCCGTATCAATGCGGGTTTCAATCTCAACTGAACTGAAGCGGTTGAACTTCTCCATTACCTCTGCTTCGCCCATATCGGGATACTGAGCAGCCACCCACGCTTTCAGCTCCGTGTTCTCTAGCTTTTTCTGCTTCAGGCGCTGTGCTTTTGCAAGAATCTCCGCCGGCACTACCACTACCGTTGGATTTTCGAAAGAGTCCGCCGCCCAGATGTGTGCGTAACGGGATTCCTGAAACGGGTAGATGTCTTTGTCGCCAAACATCGCGGCTGCACAGGCCCAGACTTCCACGCCGCTTTGCTCAAGGATGCCAGCACGGGTAAGCGGCATGTTTTCGTCATACTGGCTATCTGCGTTAACAATCGGCTGAGAGGCGCCGGCGGGAATACCTGAGCGGTATTCAGAGATGATGGCCATAACTTCTTCAACACATTTCGGATCGATAAACAGCGCTGCGTGTCCCTCGTCCGTCTCACCGATCTGCGCATCACAGAGCAATTCGATCAGGCGGCGGGCGCGCGCGGCGCTGAACTGCGGCATCGCATCGGCTTTGGTCAGCTTCTTCTTGCCGGTTGCCTTCGCCTTATCCAACTGAGTTCTGGCTACGGTTCCAGCCTTTACCCCATGCTCGCGCACCAGCGCCACGGCGGTCGTCGCGGCAACCTCTTTGTTTTTCACCATGGCGATCAGCTCATCACCAGACGTCAGCAGCTGCAGATGATGTTCCACGTCAGCGATAGAGCGCTTAACCTTCTTCGCTATTTCTGCCGGTTCCATGCCCTGATTACTCATGCGCTGATAGGCTGCGGCGCGCTCCAGCGGTTCCAGTGCGCGCCCCTGGCTGCTCGTGACCATGAAAGCGATGCGATCTGATTCGGAGCCCACGAAGTCTTTGCACTCCAGGCGGATATCGTAACCAGCCTCTTTCGCCAGCTTCGCGCCGTGGTAGCGGTGATGACCGTCGATAATCTTGATGCCCTGCTCAGTGACCTGCACAGCGAGCGGAGGCACGTGTTCACCAGCGATGAAGGCATCGCGGAATTCTTCAACGTGGGTCTGGTCAATCTCTCGGATGTTGTAACCACTTTCGACGTACAGTTCATCGACGCCCAGCAGGTAAGTTTTGCGAGTGGTGATGTTGGTTTCGGTCTTTGCTTTGTTGTCGTAGATTCTTGCTAAGTTTGTCATTTGGTTGCCAGCTCCCAAGCCAGGGTAACGATCAGCGCGGCGATCATCAGGGCCGCAGTGCGAATGCTTTGGTAAAAAATCACGTTGCGCTCGTAATGGCGCAGTACACGGGCTTTCATCAGATGCCACCCCATGCGTCGGCGCTCGGCTTCGGCCTTAAGGCTTTAGCCTTCTGCATGCACATCCGCCGGCGCGCTACAGCCTGATCACGAAAGCGAGGTTTAGCCGTGGCGTCCATGGCGTTCAGCCAGACCGTTGCCGCGCGGCTCCAGCAATTTCTCGCCTGCAGCGCCATGGCCAGCTTACTAAGCCGTGCGTATTCGGCGTCGATTGAGGTAGCTTCCTCAATCAGGAAATAGCGAAACTTCGTGTCGAGATAGACCTCGCCCATCGCCACCAGCCTTTTCGCTGCTTCGCGTACAGTCCGCACGTTCGCCTTCATCCCTTTCGCCAGCTCAGCAGCAGTCAGGCCCGCATAGTTTTTCAGATACGCCAGAATCATTTGTTCGGTATTCATCGTCGCGTCTCCTGTTATTCGCTACGGAAGCCATCGGGAATTGCGTAATTAGCGCTGGGCATTTGCATCACATCGCGCTGCCATTTGCCGTTCACGCATGGTGGGCGCCCTGATTTATCCCACTTGGTCGCAGACTGGAGATAGCCAGGGAAGTTTTTGGGTATGAACAGAGTTGCTGGGCGCAGGTACTGGGCCTGCTCAGTGTTCTGCCAGTGTGCGTTTTTATAATCGACCACCAGCAACAGCTCACCGAGCTCATAACCTTCTGCCAGCCGCGCACGGATATTCTCCAGGGATGATTTGCAAACCTGAAATTTGGCGCCGGTGGTCATATTGAGGTGAGCCAGAACCTTCTTAGCGTGATCAGTCAGTTCAACGTCGCGGTCGGGTTGCGCAGCAACCTGACAAGAAGTCTCTGTTGTAATCTCTGTAGTAGTCTCTTGGTAATCTACTGTATGAATGATTGCGGCTTTCCCGCACACTGGCGAGTGGCTTTCACGCAAACTTGCCTGCGGCATGTCCGCATTCTTGTTTGCGGGATTGCCACTTTCTTGATTGCGGGATTCACGCATACTGGATTGCGGCCTCTCCTCACTCTTTAGTAGAAGCGCCTCTAAGCGATCAGCTTTAACCCTAAAGAAAAGTTTTGCAGGCACGCCCCGGCGAGCTTCTTCTAACACGCCGGCTGATATTAGACGGCGGCGAGCGGTTTCCTGCTCTTCACGAGACAGACCAGTCTCACTTTTGATTTCTTTTTGAGTTTTATAGAACCAAGAGCCGTCCATCCTGTTATGCCAGTAGACCAGCTGAGAAAGCAGCACGGCGCCAGTAACCCCACCAAAGCGAACAAAACACGCCTGATAAGCTATTGGCCGATCCAGAAGTGAAATCAAGTTGCTCATACTGCCACCCTGCAGCCTGCCAAATTGAATTGCCCCACAGCTTCTTCAGTCTCGCTGTGGTTGCGGACTATTCGCTGGCCGCTTACTATTTCCTCATATCGGAACGATGCGGGACCTTTACCCCCCTTTATCGGGAAGCAGTAAAATTGCCGTGCAACCGGTTTTCTGGTTAAATTACTCATGCGATTATTTCTCCACACCAAGTGATTTGGTCGCAACTGAACGCTCCGGGCTGCAACCTGGGGCGTTCGCCTTTTCTGGGGGGCAAAAAACGCGATAAAGCAACGTAAGGTGCTCCTGCCATTTAGCCATTACCTGATAGCTGTTCTCCTCAATCTGTTCCCTCTCAGCCTCATCAATCACGCCATCAGCGGTTGCTTTGCGAATGTAGGCAGAATGCTTGCCAATCCACTCAACTGACTCCATCAGGCGCTGATTGATATCTGCGTTATCTACATCCTCAATGTCCACCAGCGGGACGTTGACGCTGTTTGACTGACGTGACACTGCGTCGGCGATGTGCTTTGTGCCGCTTGCCTGCTGCAGAACCATCGCCCAGCCCATCGGGAAAATCTGATCGCCATTGGCGCGCAAGCGGTTGAACAACGCATCTTCAGTTACACCCAGCCATTCAGCTGCTTCTGCGTACCCGCCCGGAAGACTTGAAATAGTCTTCTTAATTGCTGCCACCAGCCATGCCGGTTGCTTTTCTATTTGCCAGTGCTGCTGATCCACGGTTGAGCCCTCTTTCCTGTGGTTAAAATTAAAAAGCTGTCGATATAGACTTGTGATCACACTTACGATTTGCAGGGAACGGCTTTACTTCTTCCGCTGAAATTGTTCCGTCTTCATGGAGAATCACAGTGATGTCACGCTTTAGAGAAATCGCTTTGAAAATCGCGCTTTGGTAAACGCCTAAATCGGTAGCTGCCTTTGTCTGACCGAACTGCTCTACATAATCTTTGAGTTTTATTCTCTGGCTCATAATCATCTCCTAATGGATAGGCTCAATTATCACCGCTAGAGGTAAAATAGTCAACACTGGCGGTGTTAGTCTTTTATCCCATGCGGTGATAAATTTCACGTATGAATGCAAAGAAAAAACCGCTCACTACTGAGCAAATCGAAGATGCGCAAAGGCTGAAATCAATCTATGAGCGCAAAAAATCTGAGTTGGGCATTTCCCAAGAGTCGGTGGCGGACGCCTTAGGCGTTGGTCAGTCAGCAGTTGCATCATTGTTGAATGGCGTAAACGCTCTAAATCCCAGCAACGCCTCAGCATTAGCAAGGTTTTTGAAAGTTAATGTTGGTGAGTTCAGTCCGAGAATCGCAGCTGAGATCGCTGAAATGTATCAGTCGATTGGCGAGGAAAGCTCTCGCCCGAATCATTATGAATACCCCCTGTTCACTTATGTCCAGGCTGGTGATTTTTCTGAGGTGGGTAGTTTTACATCTAGAGATGCGAAAGCATGGGTGCCGACAACCAAGAAGGCCAGCGATAAAGCATTCTGGCTTGAAGTCAAAGGTCACTCAATGACCGCGCCGCAGGGCGTTCGCCCAAGCTTCCCTGAAGGCATGCTGATTTTGATAGACCCAGCAGAGCCGGTCGAGACTGGCGATTTCTGTGTGGCATCAGCAAACGCTGACTCTGAGGTAACTTTTAAGAAGTATGAGAAGGATGCCGGTGTAAGCTATCTTGTGCCGCTCAATCCGTCCTATAGAATTCTGGACTGTGACCACAGCTGCCGCATCATAGGGAAAGTAGTTAAGGCTCAGTGGCCGGAGGAGACATTCTGCTAAGGAGATAGCATGTCAGTTTATGCGAAGATAGCATTTCCGATGTTTTGTATTGCATTCGCAATGTTCTACCTGGCTCGCAAAAAGCGTGACAAAAACTACCTGATTCCGGGCGTTGTTCTGTTAGCTGCTGGAGTTGTGAATGCGGTAATTGCGATTACTGCAGGTTAGTGGCCGGAAGAGACGTTTGGGTGAGTTCAAAAAGATAAGAATTTTTTGAGCACAAACGCGTTGACGGCAGATCAGTGATGCACAACAATGAAGTTGTGATAATGGGATTTTTAATCTGATGTTGAGGCTGTAAATAATCCATGGGCAAAGATAACCGCCTGACCTTAAAACTTGATGGAACAAGCCCAAGCGAGCTTAGTATGGCGCGTCTTGGCAAGTATCTATCAGCACTATCTGACCTATATGGCTCGGTAGATGCCGTTCACTTTAAAGATGTGAGCGAGGGGTCAGCATGTCTGAACACTTGGGTTGATAACCAAAGCTCATATAATGCGGTTATACAACGCTCAATATCTCAAGCAGCTACATCTGGAAGCTCATATTTAAAATTAGTTTCTCTTTTGGCCCAGGACGGCTTTGAAGCCAAAATAATTAATCAAGATAAAGTTACTATCCTTGAATTCCCATCATTTAATGAAGAAGCACCATTGATCATCCGAAAAAAAGGTCGTGTTCAAGGGAAGCTTTATAATGTTGGTGGTAAAGATGATTCGGCGCCAGTTAAACTTGAGGGCGCTAATGGGGAGACTTATCATTGCGAAGCCACGCCAGCCCTAGCTGCTAAGTTAGGTGCATTGCTTTTCAAGCAACTGCGAGTTTCAGGTGATAGCGAATGGATAAAGAAAGATGGCAAATGGAAGCTTAAAAAATTAATAATTGACTCCTACGAAGTTCTTGAAAAATCCAATTTGAAGACTGCTTTTAAGGCATTACAGAATGCCTCTGGTAATCAATGGAAAGAAGAAGATGACGCTCAAGCCATCTTGAAAGCTTTAAGGGCGCTAAATTGCGAATAATATTCGATACCAACATTTTGGTGCAGGCCATCACAGGTATGAAAGATGGATGCAAGCTAACTAACCCTGAAAATGGATTAGAAATCCCTGATCCTTCAAGAAGGGTCGAAGCCTTAATCGATATGGTCGAAAGCAGTGGCGGTTCGATAATCATTCCCACTCCTGTTTTAGCAGAATACCTCGTAGGAATTGATAAAAAAGAGCACCAAACTCATCTGAAGTTGATTCAGCAGCAAGCTTGCTTTGAAATCGCCAGCTTCGATGAAATCGCAGCCTTAGAATGTGCTCAAATGCCATCCATAAAAGAATTAAAACTTATGATGCAGTCTGATACTGCGAATAAAGTGAAATTTGATCGGCAAATCATAGCTATAGCTAAATCTCTTAATGTTGATGAGGTTTGGACCCATGACAAAGGCGTATTTAATCGCTGCAAAGAAATAGGGATTGTAGTTAAGTCACTTGCAGACATAGACCCGGCCCCAATTCAGGGATTGATTGATTTGGGGCAAGATCTTTCTTCCAATCTCCACTAATTTCTATTCAGCCCTTCCTGCCGATAACATAATGTCCAAAGAGACATGGCCTGAAGGCTAAAAAAGACTTTATACAGCATCTCTGCCCGCCTCGTGCTGGCTTTTTTGATGCTGCTCTAAAGTTATCAGCTATGTCGCCGTTAACCTCTTTGCTCTGGTATTCAGTGGCACCCATAACGACAAGACAATATGAAATAAAGCTGGTTGGCCCGCTATGCGCGGGCTTTTTTCTTTTCAATACATCAACTAACATAATCCTGACGAGTAAAATTACTACGCTATATTTCACAACAACGTAGCGGCAGTAGCCTATGCTTTGAAAGCACATTATTTGCTGTGTGCGATGGCTTTCCCCATTGGAATTTGTGTCTTCTTGCCCGCCATAGAGCGGGCTTTTTTAAGCCAACTCCTCTTGCCAGAACAATCCTAACTTCATGACTTGTAGGACCATTCCCACATCGCAAGACCTCACACACTCCTAACCTGTAATGGCTACACGCATACAGGATGTTGCGCGTAAGCTGTACGAGATTTGCAGGTTAATCCTGTGCTGAACCACTTTGCCCGCCACTGAGCGGGCTTTTTTGTCTCTGCAGCGTAATGGCTAATTTAATCAACCGCTACGCTTGTATAGTGAAGCTCGGTTGTTACTATGAGTAGACTAGCCAGATAAATCGTGTGTCATGGGTGGGATTCTAAAAGCAACTCGCTATCTACCACGTTGCCCGTCATCTCTCCTCGAGTGACGGGCTTTTTTTTGTGTCCACACCTGTATCGTGCTGTGTTGAGAGCAAAAGTGTCCCGTAGTATCTATCTGTTGCAAAAGCTATATGGTGGCAAAGCCAGCTAGGCTGGCATTCTGGATTTCCCTTTCATCTTGAACGAATTCATGCCCGTGTAAGGCGGGCTTTTTTATACCTACCGATCCAGCACTCTCGCCGCAGCTTCCATTGCTTTAGTCAGTAGCTCAGAACGTGCAGGGTTCTTCGATGCCAGCGCCGTTCTGAGTGCATCTGCTATCACTATCTGCTTCGACTCAACCCCATAATCGTGAAGCGTGAAAACCACGTCGCCTACTACTCTGCACATCTCATCATAGAGCTCATCTGATTGCTTGCTCATGAAACCTCCGCTCAAGAAGCGCCCAAAATCACGCTATCACATGCTCAATTTAATAATGAAGCCTTCAAAAAAATTTAATACTAGACCAATCAATAACATAAACACCGCAGGATATATAATATCTCTAGCGGTGTTGACGAATTTATCACTTCCGGCAATAATGAATTCATCAATAGCGAACAGGCAGGATGCCCACGAGGTATCTGATCGGGGCACATGACAGCCGGGATGGTTCGCTAAGCAAGTTGCAGTGACGTGAGGGCAGCACTGTGAAAATGATTAAGAACATGTCGAATACAACGCTCTGGGACCTGATCACTTTTCTGTACCTGTTCCCGGATGCCGAGCTGGTTTGCGATGGGGATATGGGGATCGTGTTGTTGGAGTGCTGTGTCGATAGCCCGGCAGCGAAGCCGGTTTTTTGATGGATGACGCTGTGTTTTTTGGCGGTTTCTTCAGTTCGCAATCTGATTTGACCGCCCTCTTTTTCACAATGAAAAGGGCATTTGCAAAGCGGGTGCTTTCGAGCGCTTTAAAGACGTGGAGTGAATGCCCTCCTCATTGTGGTGAATGCGGCTAGCGCACGCGGAGAACTGGCATCGTAACTATCGTGCGATGCTCGGAGTCTAAAGGTCACCGCTCTGGAGTTTGTCAGTTCGGCCAGAGCACCGGGAGGCACCCGGCACCACAATCCTCTTTTCGGTGTGGAGAAATCAGGCAGTGGGTTATTGCAGTAACCCACCAGCCCTTTAAACGAATCCCTCAGTTTTTTATTGCCGTCACTGGCAAGGAATTCATGCAATCAAAAATCGTGTAGAGAACATATGCATAAGCCTAACGACGACATCAAGGTCGGGATCATCATCTTCCCCTATTCCAGCATTTTAAAGGGATGGATCGCCCCAGACGGTGAGCTGGTAAAGAACCCGATTAAAGCTCAGCGCATGGCTGAGGAAATGAACCGCAGCATCACCATCCACTGAGGCGCCCCCAACATGCTCAACGCAAAATCGAATAAAGAGATCGTTGCCGCCGGCCATGCGTTTGCCAAGAACGTGTCAGCTGATACCGGCTTGATGGACATGGCCAAGATGGTCAGCGAGCTTGCTACCCGTCTCGACGTAGCGAACGCTCGCGCCAGTGTGATGGCAGGTGAAGTGCTGCGAATTAACAGCATCATGCCGGACGCCATCGCCGCACTGAACGCCACCGGCGACCATATGAGTCTCGTTGCCAACCTGAACGCCACCATGGTGACGCCAGCTGCAAACGAGTGGATTAAGGCTCTCCAGGCTGAAGCAGTCGTGCAGACGCGTAAATACGTCCAGACCATGACTAACCACCAACAGCCCGGCGTATCTCACGTTATTAACCTCATCTCGCAGCTGGAGATGGATATGCTTCGCGTCGGCGCCGGTAAGGAGGGTGAGTGATGATCCACTATCACGGAGGCCCGATTACACCTGACCTTGCAGCGCTGAAAGCCTGGCGCGGCAGGCATGCCTTTATCTCGTTTGCCCATCCAGAGCAGCTTGGGCTGGCGTCTGAAGCATGCCAGTCCTTTGCGCTGGACAACGGCGCATTTACGGCGTGGAAAGCAGCTGGTAGAAACAAAATAGACTGGGCCGATTATTACGAGTTCGTAGCGCGCTGGAAAAATCATCCAGGCTTCGATTTTGCGATCATCCCTGACGTTATTGATGGCGGTGAGGCAGAGAACGAGGCATTGCTGGATGAATGGCCGCACGGTGATTTCTACGGCGTTCCGGTGTGGCATATGAACGAAAGTGACGAGCGTTTCATTCGGCTTTGCAATGAGTACCCTCGGGTAGCGATCGGCAGTTGCGGCGAGTATGACGTGAAGCGGCCAAATCTCGCCGTCGCGCGGATGAAAGACCTTATTCGCCACGTGACCGATGCTTACGGACAGCCGATCGCTAAGATCCACGGTCTGCGCATGCTCAACCCGCAGATTTTTACAAAGCTTCCGCTCGCGAGCGCGGACAGTACCAATGTCGCGCGCAACATCGGGATTGATAAAGCATGGTCTGGCGCATACGCGCCGGCTTCAAAAGAAACCCGCGCGGCCTTGTTAGTTGAACGTATCGAGTCGCATAACAGCCAAGGTTCACTGGTCTATTGCGAACAGCGGGACCGAATTTCTTTGCAAATGGCGCTGGAGGTGTAAATGCCTAAATCCCCGGCCGAACGCAAAGCCGCGCAGCGCGCACGCCAGGCCGCCAGCGGCGAAAAAAAGCTGGAGCTGAAGCTGGATAGCCAAGAGGTCGAGATGCTGGCGCAGAACTGCGCCGCCCGGCGCCCTGGCCGTGAGCCGTATACGCTGAACGAGTACATCACCATGCTGATACGCAAGGACGCGGCTGAGCTGGCGCAGCAGCTGGAAGAGCTGGCGAAGCGCCAGTGCGGGAAGTGTGGTGATCGTCTGCCGGTAGCTTCCTGCCCCTGCCAGGGTGATTCGCAGTGCTGGGCCACTAGCGGCTGGCTTGAGACAAAATTAAACATTACGCCGTGACACGTCACGATTGATTAGCCTGTTGCAGCAGGAGTGGAGAAAATAATGAATTCAGATTTTATGAGCGAACAGGAAGTGATGCAGGAGATCGGCAAGGCGCGGACGGCACTCTGGCGCCTGCGTAAATGTCACGGTTTTCCGTCGCCGGTTCTTACCCACCCAGCGCGCTATAGTCGAAAAGCGGTGCAGCGCTGGATTGAGTCAGGCGGAGTTAACCGAGCTGTTTGACATGCCAGAATATCTTATCGGCGTAGAGCTCATATGCTTTACGCTGCTCTTCTAACCAGTCGTGCTTGTTATAGACCGCCATCACCCCACCCAGCTCATGCCCCAGCATCTTCTCCGTAACGTGAGGCATAACCCCTTCGCTGGATAAATTCGTCACAAGCGAGCGCCGGAAATCGTGAGTGCGCCACTCGGGTATTTCAATTCCGCTACGTAATTTCTTCATGTAAAGGTTCGACGACGATCTGTCTATCGCCTTATCTAGCGCCTGCCCCGGAAAAAGTACGCTATTTTTTGTGGCCAGGAGCTGCTCTATGTAAGGCCTCACCTGTTCAAATATCGGGCGCCGGATAACGTTCCCCATCTTTGAATGAGCGGCCGGCGTGGTCCAAATCAGATCATCCATATTGAACTCTGACGCCGTTGCCAGGCGTAGTTCTGACAGCCTGGCTCCCCAAAGCAACAGCAGTTGATGAAGCATGCGGTTTGATGTGACGATTTTGCTGTTCTCAAGCGCCAGCCAGATTTTTGCCAGCTCGGTGTAAGTCAGCACGCGATCACCCACATCAGGCTTTTTCCCGATGTTCTTGACGCTAAGCTTTGTCAGCTCACATGAGGGGATCAGCTGCCGGCTAATGCACCAGTTGATGACAGACCGCAGCTGTAGCAAAAGCACCCGCGCCTTTTTCTTATTCAGCTTTTCCTGCTTATCGAAGAAGAGTACCCACTGCGAGACGGGAATGTTGGCCACAGGCATATCTTCAAATTCTGTGTACATGGTGTTGTACACGACAGATTTGTACAGAATGCGCGTGTTCTGTTTTAGCCCCTCTACGTACTTCTCCCACCACTGGTCAAGGCACTCCTGCAGCGTCAGCTCACCCTTACTGCTGGCAAAGTAGGTTTTAGGGTGAATCCCCTTCGTGTACAATCCGCGCATCTCGCCGACAATGACGCGCGCGTCTTTGAGGGATGTGCCAGGGTAACGGCCAACCGTGAGGCGTACAGGCTTACCGTTCCAGCGGAACCGGAACTGAAAAGAGATCGTGCCAGTAGGTGTAATGCGCGCGCTCAATCCATCCCCGTCAGTGACTTCAGCGGGGCCGCTGTAATGTTTGCCGTTAATGCTTCTGAGTTTGGTATCGCTGAGCGCCACTGTCTTATGTCCTGTACACATAGGTCTGACGCATTCTGTACTCAAAGTGTACGCAAAGGCAAGTGAACGAACCCATTTCCATATGGTTTACATCGAAACAAAGTAAGATGATGTGAAATGTAAGGGTTGTTAAAAACTCAGGTTTTCCGGTAGTATAGAAACCAGTTCGCACATCGTTGAACTCGCCGAAACGATGTCCCCTTAGTTAAATGGATATAACGAGCCCCTCCTAAGGGCTAGTTGCAGGTTCGATTCCTGCAGGGGACGCCATGGTTCAGTTCGCTACTCTCCGTACAAGTTCGTAAAGTCCATACAAAGCAACCTCTTCCCTCTACATCCACTCCGCTATCGGTTGTCCCGGTTCGTTGACATCCACATGTGCCTCTGGGTAAATTTTGGGTAAAAAGATTTCACCCGTACAGATTTTACCCAATGCTTACTATCAAACAGATCAACGCCGCAAAGCCCAAAGACAAGCCTTACCGGATTGCTGATGGTAATGGTCTTTACCTTTACGTACCGGTAACCGGTAAAAAGGTCTGGCAGATCCGTTATCAGTATTATGGTAAAGAGAAGGTGCATACCATCGGTAAGTACCCGGAGATAGGTCTGGCCGATGCACGTAATCTCGCATTTGAGCTAAGGCGCGACCTGGCTTCAGGTTTAAACCCGGCGACGAAGAAGCTGCGAAAAACCAAAGAGCCAGACTCTTTCAGTACTATTTTTGAGGAGTGGTATAAGTATAAAAGAGCCTCATGGTCTGATCGCTATGCCGCTGAAGTCAGGCAGATGTTTAAGGATGATATCCTTCCTTACATTGGTAAGTTGCAGTTGGAAGAGATAGAACCGATGACGCTGCTTGCGGTACTGCGCCAGTTTGAGGAGCGTGGAGCTCTTTCGCGTGCTAGCAAGGCTCGTCGCCGGTGTGGTGAGGTATTCAGGTATGCCGTAGTGACAGGGCGAGCCAGATACAATCCCGCACCTGATCTCGCAGATGCCATGCAGACTTACCGGAAAAAAAATTTTCCGTACCTGCCTGCTGACCAGATTCCAGCCTTTAATGCAGCTCTGGCAACATATCCAGGAAGTATTGTTTCTCGCGTCGCTACTCAGGTTCTTCAGTACACCGCAATGCGTACTATAGAACTCAGAAGCATGCAGTGGAAAAACGTCGATTTCGAGAACAGGCTCATCACGATTGAGCCAGAAGTGATGAAAAGCCGCAAGATGCACGTCGTGCCGATGTCTGATCAGGTTATTGCGTTGCTCAAATTCCTGAAACCGATCACGTCCATATCACCTTATGTATTTGCGGGACGCAATGACAAGATGAAGCCAATAAGCGACTGTGCTGTGCTGACTGTAATTCGCCTGATCGGTTACGGTGGCATTGCGAGCGGTCATGGGTTCCGTCATCAGTTCAGTACCATATTGAATGAATACTTGTGGCCTAAGGATGCTATTGAGCGACAGCTGGCGCACGCTGATCCAAATAATATCCGCGGCATTTACAACCATGCTCAGTATCTGGAAAAACGGCGCGAAATGATGCAGTGGTGGGCAGACTGGCTTGATGGCAAGCTGAAGTAAATTTTCATACAGGTGCTAATCTTAGAATCTTCATCTAAGGAGTTTCAGAAATGGACGTATCACCTCGCACTGTTATTGCGCTCAATATTATTTCATCCGTTGTGCTTGTTGCCGGGGCAGCCTTTTATCTGAACTGGATTTGAAGCCCTTCGCATAAACAACCTGCCACTATGTCAGGATATTCAACGTTATTACTCAGCATGGTTATTACACTTCCCCGCTGGTAACAAATGAGCGTCCTGCGCGATAGGCCGTAAATTTTGGTGCCTCGCCAGGGGGAAGATAGCACCAGACACGGCCAAACCTTTTACTGTTACCTACGTACACAATCAACTCGTGCACATGCGACCGGCCGATCGCCGGCAGGTTTATTCCGTTTATTTTGTAACTCATGCCTGGGGCATGTCCCTTATTACCGGTATCCGCGTAAGCGAGCTGGACATCTTTATATATTTCGTTTTGATAATGATGATGCCGGATGATTAACTTAAACTGCTGCCGTTTTCTACGGCACTGAGCCATCAGAGTCAGATTTGTATCCAGAATACGGTCAAATGACTCGCCAGCAATTCTGAACAGAACATGTTCTCCTTCTTTGTCGGACCAGCTGAAAGCGCCTTCGGGTAACCGCACTCCACCTGACTGAACATTATAAATGTCACCTGTTATCTGTTTTGCATCCAGTACACCTTCAATGGTGCAGCTGTCTTTAATCGTGACGTTCTCAAGCTCACCCGACGTTGCCCGTAAGGTACCGCTGATGTCGGCTTTTTTTGCTGACAGCCTGCCGTCTGGTGTCAGGCTGAATGATGGAGGTGATCCACTGCTGATGAGACTGACCGCACGCAGATGCTTAATAAGTGCTTCACGAAAGTAGATATCATTATGCTCAATAACCAGTGCGGGTACGGTGTTTCCGTTCTCCGTGTTCACAAACGCCACACGATCGGCTGCCATCAGGATCTGACTCTGCATCCCCTCCGGTTTTTCCTCAATCCCCATGCCAAAGCCAGCCATGCAGTACTGACCATTTTTCATCTGCTCAAGTCTGACCGACCATTGCGAATTCAGCCGCCCTTCCGTGTCTTTCCAGCTCTTTTCAATTTTCCCGATTTTTGTGGCGCCCTCTGACAGCTGCTCCATTTTTGTCAGTAAGCTCTGGCCAAGATGTGTGTCGCTGATTTTCCCCTTATAAAACGCCAGATAGTCTTCCGCTTTATCGCTCGGCCTGGCGGCCTGTTCGGTAAAAGCAGATTTGCCGAGCGCGTTTACGCTGCGGATATAGAAGTAGTGAACATTGCCCGGCATGAGGCCGTCTTTTATCCAGCAGCGTCCTTCTCCAAGATACTGCGCCTGAGATTCGGCCTGTTGCGCGTCAGCGAGCCGGGTTCCGGCATACCAGAATTCATAACGTACAGTGGCATCATAAACGGCCTGATGTGGCACCAGCGTGACCTGGAAATAGCCGGGTGTGACGTCAATGGATACGGGAGCCTCAGGTGCAGCAACCGTAATACCGGCAGAGGCAGGTTCGCTTTTCTGCCCGGCCTCATTGACTGAACTGACGCTCAGCGTATAGCTTCCCCTTTCTGGCAGAGTGAACGCACATTCAGGCCGATCCGTTGTGTGGCTGAAAACCAGATATCCCGTGGCATCATGGCCACGAGTGACCCGTACATCAAAGTGTGCGCTGCCGGAGGTCCGCAGAACTTCCCATCGGGCAATGGCATGAATGTGGCCGGATGAAGCGCTGACGCTGACATGAAGATGCCGGACAGCGGGCGGTAACATTGCGTGCCCGCTGGCCGGGTTTTCTGAAAAGCGCCTGCCTTCGTCCACTCGCGCCTGTTTCTCCGGGCAGTGCTGCAGTGCGGTCACGGCATAGCCGCCGTTTTCGCTTTCACGTATGGCCACGCAGCGAAACAGGCGCTGCCGCAGACCCGGCAGTTTGAGCCCCCAGACGCTGAATGACGTTATGCCTTCAGGCATGCTGTCCACTTCGACACAGTCAGGTTCAGGATGGCCGGTCACGCTGACGGTCACAGGCTGCCCGGTCTCACTCATCAGATTCAGCGTGGCACGTCCCTCTTCTGGAAGAGACACAGGCTGGTCAAGCCTGAGTAGTTTTTTCTCAGGCTCTGCTGCAATGATCCGGCCACCGGTCGCGGTCCCGGCATAATCGTTGTCGCAAATTTCGAACACATCACCAGGGATATGACGCAGCCCTTCTGCCCCCACACAAAAATCAACGGTCTGGGTTTCCAGCAGTTCGGTCTGGATGATCCATAAGCCGGTCCGGTGTGCCTGCCCCCGGCTGGTACAGCCAAACGCATCGACTTTCAGCAGATTGCGCCCGTATCGCTTTATGGCCTCGCGATCTTCCACCAGCTCTATGGAAGGCTGCCAGTTGTTGTGTGGGTCGATGAAACGTACTTCAACCGCGTTATGGCGATCCTTCAGCGCGCTGAAGCTGTAGTGGAACTGGCCGCCGGCCACGCTGGCACGGGTGTAGGTCCAGACAACATCTGAAGGCGCATCCTGAATAAACGTCAGACGCTGGCCGCTCCATACGGGCATACAGCGCATCATGCTGCAGAAATCACCGATCACATCGAACGCCTTCCGCTGGCGGGTCAGCCACGCGTTGCAGCGGATGCGGGGCTCCAGCCCGCCATAGCCATCACTGACCTTTTCATCACAGTAGCGGGCAATGTTATACAGTGCCCACTTGTCTGCATCTGCAATACCCATTCGTTGACCCAGACCATAGCGTGGGTGCATCAGCAGGTCATACAGGCACCAGGCCGGGTTGTCCGTCCAGGCTTCTTTGAACTCGCCATTCCAGCGTTCTCCGGCATAGCGGCGCGTCACCGGGTCATAATTTGCCGGCACCCTGACCAGGCGCCCCCGCATCAGGTAATTACGCTCCGCTCGCTGATTGCCCGATTTCTCTGAGTCAATTTTCAGGCCCGTCACGGCCGTATGGAGATAGCATTGCCGGACATCGGTGATTTCTGTATATGATGACCAGAAGGTCTTATTGAACAGCCGGTTACCGGTGCTGTCAGGCGTAATACGCGTTACGCGAACGTCAAACGGCGCAGCTGGCAGGTCTTCAAGGATCACCGAAAACGCAAATGGCTCGTGCGTACGTCCCTTCACGGTAATGTCTTTTTCCGTTTTCCAGCCTGCAGGATGCCGGATAAGAATTCGCAGGGTGACTGACGCATCCTGCGTTTCGCCTTTTTTGTTGACCGAGAATAGCTGGCGAACGCCCAGCGTCAGGCGAAGCCGGTCTGTTTCCTTTCCATCCACCGTGCGCGTGACGGCATATTGCGCGGTCACGTCAGCATTGATCAGCTTTTCCCGGGCTGATGCCTCAAATCCGCTCAGCGGTGGCTGATCCGCCGTTCCGGCATGAAAGTGCATACTGACGCCCTGCACGTTCACCTGTCCGTCCGGCCCAAGCACAGGCGTGCCGTTAATCAGCACGCTTTTTAAACCGTCAACAAGACCGGCAACGGGGCCTTCGCTGACAACATCCATTACGCTCAGTACCTGAGAGGAGCGAAGGTTGTCAGGTTTGTCATGCGGCGTTTGTGCATGGTGATGAAAAATGTGCATTGCTTTCCTCTGTACAAATAAAAAAACCGCAGTTAAGCGGGTTATGGTGTTCGGGGAGAAGGTGTCAGTGTTTCTTGTTCAATTCTCTCTGCCTGCGCTCACTGCGAACAAGACAGAGTTGATAGTGCAGCTTGTTCACTTAGACAGGCACTTCTTCTGTCAGCATAAACCGTCCTATTCGCCATGATAAAAAAGTACTGTTCATCTATCAGGATGGGCGGGCGAGCAAAGCCAGGCTAGGATGAATCTTAAAGAGTAATCGTCGAAGGGCCGGTTAACCTCCCAGCTTTCAGTTGAGAGTTGTATGTCAAAGAATGATGAGCTTTAAGGCTGATGTTTAGGGTTATACTGAAAACAGGATCCTATGATGTTGTGTAAAGATTAATGAAAAAACCCAATGCTCTCACTTTAAAACTTGACGGTACCAGCCCAAGCAAATTGCCTATGGCTAAGCTGGTTAAGTATATGGCTGCGCTTACGGATTTTTATGGTTCCGTGGAGGCTGTACATTTTGATTCGGTAAGCGAAGGCTCTGCCGATTTAAATGCATGGGTTGATAATGACATTTCTTACAATGCTGTAATTACTAAAGCGACTCTGGCTGCACAGAACAATGGCTCCTCGTACCAAAGGCTAACAAATTTACTTGAACAGGATGGTTTTGTCGGAAAGCTGCTTGATCGTAACGACACTGTTATCATTTCTTTCCCAACGATAAAAAAAGACATGCCCCTATATGTAACTAAAGTTGCTGAGATCCAAGGGAGGCTTTATAGCGTTGGTGGTAAAGATGACTCTATTCCTGTTCGAATTGAAGGCCCTAATGGGGAAACCTTCAAGTGTGAGGCTACTCCCGAACTAGCTTCATCTTTAGGCTCACATCTCTTCAAAAATATAAGAGTAAAAGGAGAGAGTAATTGGGAAAAAAGAGAGGGTAAATGGGAGTTAAAAAAAATGAAAATTGCTTCCTTTACGTTGCTAAAGAAGACATCGCTCAGGGATGCAATCAGCTCTATTAAACAAGCACCTGGGGACCAGTGGTCAGAAGAAGAAGATGCTGATTCTCTCCTCAAGACGATGAGGGTAATAAATTGCGAGTAATTTTAGATACCAATATTTTAGTTCCTTTGCTGTCAGACATTGAAAATGATTACAGAATGTCCGATCCTGTTTTAGGTTCTCAAATTAAAGATGTTAAAAGAAGAGCTGAAGCTTTGCTTGACAGAATCGAAAGCTTAAACGGTACGATAATTGTGCCTACCCCAGTATTAGCTGAATATTTGGTAGGCATACATAAGAATCATCAACAAGAAAGATTAAATATTATTAGATCTGTTTCTTGTTTTGAAACTGCTCCTTTTGATGAGCTTGCTGCAATTGAATGTGCGTCATTACCAACACTTCAGGAGTTAAAAAAAATCAGCACAGAGGGAACGGCTAACAAAATAAAATTTGATAGACAAATCATTGCCATAGCCATTGCGATTGGTGTTGATGAAGTCTGGACTCATGATAAAGGTGTACATGAGAGATGTAAGCATCTCAAAATTCCTGTATTCACATTGTCATCAATAGAACCGGCTCCTATACAAAGCACAATGGACTTCAGTCAATCTATCGAAAATAAAAGTGTACATTGAGCCCACCTTAGTGGGCTACCTGCTTTGACTAGTTTTAAATCCTGTCAGTTATCAGCAATAGCATCATGCTTCGTTTTTCAAATTTTATAATTAAATACAGTCAATTAACTAATAATGATGTAATAAAAAAACGCTTATTTATTCTCTTAATGTCAGTATCCGATAATAATCACCTTTCCTTCCCCGCTCATATCCCGGGTGGAAATCTCCTGAGAAATTACGCGTGACCCCACCCGCATTTCTCCATACAGTACTGGTACCGGCGCGCCCTGAGCCATCATGTTTTCTGTGCCTGAAAACCAGGTGCTTTTGTTATCCCTGGTATCTGCACCCGCAGGTCGTGGAGCCAGCAGCTGAGCGGCTCCGCCCAGCATCAGGCTGGCCCCCAGCGAAAAAGCCGCCCCGCTCAGCGAAAGCGTTGTCGCGCCCACCGTCCAGGCAAAAGCATTCAGACCCGGAATAAATGACGCCGCGATGAGCGCGGCACCTGCAAACAACTGAAGCAGGCCCCGCCGGGAAGCGCCCTGCAGCCGGGGAACCAGATGGACAACTGCGCCGGACGGTAGCTTTTCATGCAGGCGGGCATGCAGGTTGCCAGTATCAAGATCGCTGCCGGCAATACGCACCTGATAAAGCCCTTCGCTGAACTGACGCCTGAACTCACCGGACTGCATCACCAGCGCATGCAGCGCTTCTGCCGCAGTCCTCACATGCAGATCAATGCGCCTGCCAGACCTGCCGAGGTTGCCGTACAGACACACCCGAACCGGCCGGGCCCTTTCAGATGAATATTCAGGTGAGCTCATTTTCATCTCCAAAGCGATAAATGCTGTCACCGCACACCAGCCACCAGCTGCAGGCGCTGTGTCTCATGGCGGCTTTATCCGCAGGGCTCAGTTCAGGTGGCCCATCAGGATGGCTGTGAACCAGCGCGATAATCGTGCCGGCGGCAGAGGCACTCAGGTAATCTTCAGGGGTGATCAGAAAATGCCGGTGTGGCTCAGGGGAAGTGTTAATGCAGGGCCGATACTGACAGTCGTCCGGTGTCAGGATGACCAGACCGCAGCACTCCTGCGGATGACAGGCCCGGGCGTGGGCGAAGATATCTTCGGAGAGACGCCCGATTGTCGCTGCGCTACAGGCGTACGTCATTCTGCTGAGTACGTATTCAGCGAGAGAAACCCGCCGAAGCGCCTGGTGTTATGACGAAGCCGGCAACCTGCCGCACAGTTGCCACAGTGATCCTGAGCGGCATCCTTGACGGGGTGTCCGTTGCTGTCTGCAATTGCCGGCCCGGTGTACCCACAGTCTGCTGAGCGGTATTCCCATGGGCAAAGGTCAGACAGCATGATGCGGCCCGGGCAGAGTAACCCTTCGGTTTCTGTCGGCACGGCCAGAATAAATCTCGCCGTCAGTGACGTCAGTTCCGCCAGCTGTTCAATAACATAACGGCTGACCACTTCCTGCTGCGGATCGGCGTCCGGATTACCACGCCTGAAATTCTCTGCGTCCAGAAACCGGGCACAGACCGTTCGCCGTATCACAGCGGCACCCACCAGGCTCTGGTGCGCCTCGGCCAGGCCGGTCACGATACCATACAGGTTTGAGACAACAACTGACGGACGCGCAGCCGGGCCTCGCCCACTCATGCCACACTCTTCCATCCTGACGGGATAAGGCCGGTAGCGACGTTTCTGCCAGATAACCGCTTTTCCGAGTTCATTCTGTTCATTGCAGAAGAAGTAACGTTTACCGCCTGTTGCGGTCAGATCCGCTTCCCACAGGTCAATACGGGCAGACGGCTCTGTCCGGGTCAGTTCACTCAGCATTTGAGAAGGAATGGTGTTCATCGCTGTTACCTCAGGCGGGGACCTGTTCAAATTCGCCGGTTATTTCCGTGCGCCTCGCCAGACGCACCGCCGACCAGCGTCGGCAGACAAAGACGGCAGGATCGGGCTGGCCCGGCGGTTGCCACAGAAAGGCTCTGACACCGCTGTGCCGGATAAGGAAGTTCTCCACCGCCTGCATCGTGGCGTGAGGTCCGGACAGCATAATGGCGTAGCGGCTCTGAAGAACATTCAGGCCATCTGCGCGCCGCTGCTCATACCCGTCACCAAACCGGATTGTCTGCACACGTGGCTCTCGCTCGGCACGCATACCCGGCCGGATCTTCCAGTTAAATGATTCCATCAGACCCGGCCTCCGCTCATCATGCCGCCGTCACGCTGCTGCTGAAGGAAGAAATCTTTCGCGCCCTGACGCCCCAGCTCATACATCATTCTTGCGGCCTCCGGCCCGAGCTGCCCGTTACGGCCGTCATTGTGAATGGTGACATTAAAGACGGGTGCGTATTTCAGGCCGGCTCCTGTCATCCGGGCCACCACACCCAGCTTACCGTCGGCACCGCGACGTAGTGGAAAGATACCTTCCGGCCCGGCCTCTCCCATGACGCCGGCACCATGGGCAAACGCAAACAGCGTAGGCGTCCGGATCACGCTTCCGCTGAAGGCATGAAGATCCTGAGAATGAAAAACACCGCCCTGCGCATGAAATGACAACGCATGTTGCTTAAGCAGTCCGGCGAAAAAATCCACGCCCCTGACCAGCGTCATTTTCACCAGGATCTGGGTGAGCATGCTCAGAACGTTTCGGGTAAAGTCGCGAAAACCTGCCTTACCGTCCGTCAGAAGAGCACTCAGCTGTGTGCTTAACCCGTCAAGCGCCCTGGACGAAGCCTGTTTTATCTGGCTGTTGGCATCAAGCGCCGCATCACGGTACTCAGCCCATGCGCTTTTTGCTCCCGCCAGCCAGTCAGCCCGCAGCTTTTCTTCCGCCTGCCAGGTTTTTTGCTGTGCTTTTAACACTGCAGCAAGTACATCTGGCGCCTCTGCATAAGTGGCGCTGAGTCGGGTAACGCTGGCATGCTGCTGCGCCTCCCGTGCCGACAGGCCGTGTTCAAGCGCCGCAATTTCCGCCTGCCGCGTGCGCTGCTGCTCCGTAAATTTTCCAGCCTGCACCTGAAGCTGATTCATGCGTTCCTGAAGCGCAACTTCATCCCCCAGCATGGCCAGTTTTTCCTGCTGAAGCAGGACGCTGGCTTTACCGGCAAGCAGGGATTTTTCCTCATGGGTCAGCTGGCGTTTTTGTGCGGCTTCCTCAAGAACATGAAATTTCGCCTGGGAGGCCCAGAGCTCTTTACGCTGCTGGCTGACAATACCTGCTTCCTGATGCGTCTTCAGAGCGTGAAGCCGGGCCTGTAGCGCCAGCATGTCAGCCTGCGCCTTTTCGCCTGCAAGGGCAGCCGCCGACGGCTGATGTGCGTCCCGCCGTTTTCGGCGGCCTGCGACAAGCGTGTCATAGCGCTGTTTTTCACGGCGCATCGCCTCCTCTTTAACCTCACGGGATGCCCATGAATGGCGGATAACTGACAGCGCGCGCTGATGCTTTTCCTCTTCCGTTTCGTACTGTTTTTTCAGGGTCTGGTCAGCATCGAAACGGCGCTTTTTACGGATTTCCGCATCCTGATCTGCTTTATCGCGGGCGGCCTTCAGGTCATGTTGAAACTTCTGTTCTTCCAGCCGGGAAAGCCTGTCCCTGTCCTGCTGCGTGACAGGTATCCAGGCTTTGCCCAGGGCCTTTCCACCCGCGTTTAACTTCTCTCTCAGGGCAGCAATCTGCTCTTCCAGCGACCGTTCCCGGCCGATGCCCAGCATGGCATCCCAGGCACCCGCCGCCGTCTCCCCCAGCCATTTCCAGGTTTTCTCCAGCGTTCCCAGATGCTGTGCCACATCGTCGCTGCGATGACGCAGGGTTTCAGCGTAACGATCCATAGCCAGAGCTGCCGCATCGGCTTCACGCCCCTGTTCTGCCAGGCGGGTGATGTTTTCCAGTTCAGTCGCCGTCAGAAAGTGCAGGGATTTATCCAGCTCCCGGACGGCAGCGACGGGCGTGTCCTGAAGCCGCGCAAACTGTCGGATAGTTTCTTCGGTAGCCTGACCGGTTACAGTTTTGAGACGGGCCGCGACGTCAGCGACCTGCCGGAGGTGCTGCCCATTAAATAAACCCGAGCCAGTGACTTCCGCCAGCACAGAAGCCGCTTCATGCTGCGTAATACCGTTGCCCGTCAGAGAGCGGCTCATCGCCTGTAGCGCTGAGGTTGTCCGGGCGGCATAGTGGCCGGTGAGGATAAGATTCCTGTTAAAGGCCTCAGCTTCCTGACTGCCCTGATACCAGGCTTTCCCCAGTCCCCAGACAGCAGCGGCAATACCGCCCACCATCCCGGCTATGCTCAGACCGCGCAGGGTCATCAGCTTTTCTATCCATCCGGCATTATTCGCAAGCGTAATGCCTGAGCCACGAAGTGCGCCAAAATTGCCCCGCGCCATTTCGCCAAACAACACGCCCAGCTCGCGCCGCGCCGACGCGCTCGCCAGTCCCAGAGAGTGTGTTTTCTGACGGGCCGACTCCAGCTTACGGATATAGATTTCCGCCGCATCGCCCAGCCCCAGCTGTGCCGCGCGCGTTCTCAGCATCTCTTCACGTGAAAGCCGTTGTGTGGCCAGCTGTGCCTTGAGCTGGCTGAGAAAACGGGCTTTTGCCTGCGTGGCCTGCACTTCAGCGCGCGAAACGGAGGAAACCTGCTGCGCAGCGCGCCCGGCCTGCTGCCCCGCGTTTTTCAGCTGACGTTCGACCCGGCCCATCTGCTCGTGAAACCGGGCAGTCTCAGCCCCAAGATTTACGACAAGATCAGCGATCTGCTGGGACATGGCGTTCTCCTCCCATGGACTCTGCCACGGCCATCAGCATGTCATCAGTCATGAGGTCACCGGTTCCTGAGCCACTGAGCAGGCTGAAGTCTTCTGCAGTCAGCCCGCATTCGCCTGTGGCGAGCGCCACCATTGTGCTGCTGAGCGTCGCAAATTCAGCATCCAGCAGGCGATGGCTGAACGGCACAATGGCGAAATAACGCTGCCAGTCTGCGAGTTCAGAAGACGTCATCTCGCTCAGCATCCGGCGCCAGTCAGGACGGCGAAACTCATGGGCCAGAAACATGATAAATTTCAGCTCTCGTCCGTCGGCTTTACCTTCAGGTCATCCTCCCCGGGGCCGGATGGCTCGGCCGGCTTTTCATCCCCCTTGAGATCGCTGAGAACCATCACCTTTTCCGCAGCCACACACAGCGCCTTTTCGGGCCAGTCGGCCAGGATCCCCTGATAAATATCGTTAACGTCCGCCTCACGATGACAATTCCAGAGCGCACGCGAAACAAGCCAGGCACTGGACTCCGTATTCAGCCTGACCAGTGCTGCGTTCCGGGCTGCGTCCGAGGGAGCCTTATCTTTAACCACGTCAGAACTGGCAATAAACGCAAAAAACTCGGCGCGCTGCAGCGCTGTCAGTTCAGATAACTCCATTTGCTCAGGCCCGTAATGAAACACGGTTTTTTCCAGAAACATCAGAGACCTCCTTTATCATTCTTATTGTCAGAATGTGGCGCAGGTGCAGGCGACTGCGGAATTTCCTCAGCCAGAACCGGACGGCCGCTGTTCGTTACCTTGATGGTTCGCGTGATGACCTCTTTTGCCGGAATGGTCTTGCCCAGGCTGCTGACCCAGCCCCGGAACAGATCAACCGTGCCGTTCGGATAGCGAATCTTGTAATAGCGAACCTCCCCACTGTGAAACCAGCTCAGTAAATCTTTCTGTCCCTGCTCGCCGGGTTTCCAGGCAAGCGTAATACTGGCTTCTCCCGCCGATTTCTCGCCCTGCGCCGTGGCTTTCCAGTCGGCGTCCGGATCGTCCAGCCAGGTGTCGTCGTAACTTTCCGCACTGATTTCGCCAGGCTGCAGCTCCCGGATCTGGGCGAGCCGTGTCCAGCCGTCATCGTTCAGAGGTTTAGCGGTGGCATCGCCGCTGCCGGTGAAAATCAGTAAGGTGGTTCCTGCACCTTTGACTGATGCAAGAGGATTAGGTGTCGCCATAGTGGCTCCTTACATCTGATAGGTAATGAGATAAGTCAGATCGGCTGAACCCCAGCTCGCCATTTCAGTGTCTCGCTGCCAGTCATAACTCTGCGGCGTGAGCGTATCGATCACGGATGAAAGTGCCGGCACATTAACGAGTGCCGGAAGGATATGGCGTTCAACCCACTCATCCAGTGCCGTATCCGGTTGGGTTGCCCGGAGGAATACCTCGATATGCAGCGTGGCCTGCCAGGCTTCTGCATCCAGATAGTTACCGCTGTAGCGGGCGTCTGACAGATAAACGGCTACGACGGGCAGTTCTTTTTCATCAATAAAAACGGGGCGGCCATCATGAAAGGCCGCCCCGCTGATGTGGGACTTAAGCGCATCCGTGAGGGTGCGCCTGATTTCAGCATGTTTTTTCATACCCTCTTCCTCAGGTAAAGCCTCAGTTGCTGTCTGAGCGCGGCGGCCAGTTCAGCCTGCATATCCGTTTCCAGCAACTGCCGGCTTTGTTTCTGATAGCTCTCCGTCAGCGGTCCGGACAGCGGGATTTTTACAACCTGAACCGGATAGCGACTGCGGCCGGTCCGCTGCAGTACATGCCAGCGGCCGTTAGCCAGTTGCTGTATAAATGCATTTCGGAAAGTAAACCGCCCGATTTTCAGCACGCTGCCATGCCGGCCGGCCACTGTTTTTCGCCGGGACAGCTGCAGACGGGCCGTGCCCAGACTGATAGCCGGCAAATCCCCGCGGTTAACGACCAGTCGCGCGGTCGGATCAGCATGGCCCGGCGTGGCCGGGCGTAGCCGGACACGCTGCCTGACCAGCTTCTGAGGAACACGCGTCTGCTTTGCAACCTCGCGTGTGCAGCGCGTAATGACGCGACGGGCCACACGGTTCACCGCCTGCGCCAGCGCGCGGGGCACCAGCTGACGATCGAGCTCATACAGGTTATTCAGTGCCTGGTTCAGTCCCCACACTTTTATCCTCCTCAAGCCAGATTTGCGGCTTGCCGTTGTAAAACTGCCAGCGGGTCACTCTCCAGTGTTTCTCCTGCCATTCAACCCGATCATGTCGTTCGGGCTGATAAGCCCTGTCGAAGACAATTAACGACACGCCCTCTCCGGACAGTGGTCCCATGTCAGCCGTAAAGGCATGTTCAGTTGCGCACATCGTCCGCCCATTAATCACTACGGCCTGACCGAACCGGCGTGCAGTGACATCGTCCATCCTGTCAGTCAGGCGGAAAAACGGGCTAGCCAAAAAGCTTAACGGCCACAAAGGGCGCCTTGCCTTCGGCGTTTTCCCAGGCGGTACCGAGTGGTACCGCCCCCGCCTGATTGTTTGCAACAACGTGATTGTCGTACACATACACGCGCTTTCCGGCCTGAATGGTTTCACCCGATTTTTTCGCTAAAGTGAATACCCCTTCCGCCAGGCCAGTTCCGGCGCAATCTTTCGGGGTATCTGTTACGGCAATAACGATACGATCTCCCACACGCACCATATCGCCGCTTTTATAGTTTTCGTCCGCAATGAACGTCAGTGTCTTGCCATCCTGCACATAATTTTTTGCCATGGTTATTCTCCTTCCCGATCCGTGTTGACCGGATTTCAGGCATAAAAAAAGCCCTTCCGGGCGTTCAGGTTTATTCAGGGCGCATCAGGCGGTGCACTTCACCAGGCCGCGATAGTCAACAGGTGCAACACCAGCGTCGATGCGTACTTTCGTCGTGACACCATCAGAAGTAAATCCCTCCATCTGGTCGATAAACGGCGTATCCACACCGTTAAGGTAAGCGACCTCAATCGTGTCCGAACCTTTTGCCGCCGCGAGGTAGAACGTGTTCTGGCTGGCATCGTCCAGACGTGGTTCGGCAATTACCGTTGCGAAGTTCTGCACGGGGTTAATGATACCGGCGTTGATGTCGGCGCCTTTAACAGACGTTGAGCGAATGACCTGACTGGCAGTGGACTCCATGGCGGTCGGCACCAGCACAAAAGCCGGACGAATATTGAGATGGCGTTCGCCTTCTTTCTGACGGCGCATCATCTGCCGGGCTTTATCCAGGGACGCCACATCCATTGCGGCTTTGGTCAGAACATTTGCATGGCTGTCTGCAAACAACGCAATGTTATCCGTGCTCAGTTGCGGATTTTTCACGAGGATGGCATAGACCAGATCTGCCACCGTGGCTTTAGCCGCACGGCCAAGTTTCATGGGAACATCGGTCAGCATGCTCAGGTCATCATTGATAATGGCCTGGCGGGTGATGCTGAACAGCTCACCGTAGGTGGCCAGGGCAATCGTTGCCTGCTTGTCTGACGTCGTGACGTATTTGTATTCCGCCCCCTCGCGGACCTGACGTAGCGAAGGAAAACCACCCAGCCCCACACGGTGCGCAATTTTGAAATCGGACAGCTGTCCCTTTTTGGTCCACTCACCGAACGTCTCAGGGGCCTGTTCCCAGCCCTGAAGAATGGATTTATAGGACACATCCAGCATGATATTGCCAAAATCGGAAGTGCTGTGCGTAAACGCCAGCCCGACGATCTGTACCGGGTTATAACTGGCCACACCGAAGCCCCGTTCGGTCAGTGACAGGCGCGCATGCTCGCGAAGCGTCATGGCGTTGTAAGGGTTATCTGACTGGAGTGGCTCATAACCGGCCCGCGCCATGATGGCCTGCCGGATACCGTCACCGGTAAAATTACCGTTTCCGGCATAGATGTGAGGTGCGGCTGATTTGTTAGACGGCGTGCTGTCTTTGCCCATTTGCGTCAGCAGCTTCTCGCGTGCCAGCTCAAGTGTGCACGTCGGATCCGCGATGCAAGCTGCCTGCAGAGCATTGTATTTATCACCGAACATCCCAAACAGGTCAGTGAGCGCCCGTGCGCGGACACGCTGTTCTTCAATGAACTGTTCACGTAAAACCGCTTCGTTCACACCTGCCTGAGGTGGAGCAGGATCATGCGTCAGGCTGTTCTGCGGCGGCGTCAGCATATTGCGAAGGTTTTCTGGCATTTTTTCGTACTCCTCGATACGTTTTGAATCAATGCGGGCCATTGCCTGAACGGCGGGCGCCAGCTGGTCAGCGAATCCCAGCGAGACACACTGGGTCCCATCCATCCAGGTTTCCTCTTTCAGCATCCCGGCGATAACCTCATGGGCCAGCCCTGTTTTGGCGGCATAAGCCGGGATGAGCACAGCTTCTGTTTTATCCAGCAGTTCAGCGAAATCACGCATGTCATCGGCATCACCGCCTGCGACCGCCCAGGGTTTATGGATCATCATGAAACTGTTGGCCGGCATGATGACCGGATTACCGACCATGGCGATGACGGAGGCCATCGACGCGGCCACGCCGTCGACATGAACCGTAATGGCAGCAGGGTGATATTTAAGTGCGTTAAAAATGGCGATCCCTTCAAAAATGCTGCCACCCGGCGAATTGATGTGAAGGTTGATGTGTTTGATCTCGCCGAGTGCCTGGAGGTCGCTGATAAACTGTTTTGCCGGCACCCCCTGAAAACCAATTTCGTCATAGATATAAATTTCTGCCTCAGCTTCGCCCCGTATGGCCATCCAGAACCAGGATTCAGTCTTCTTCGCCTGTATCGCCTGACGCTGGCTTATCTGCTTTATTTTCTCGGTCACTGCTGACTCCTTTGTCGTTTGCCGGGTCAGTGTCGAACACCAGCCCCTCTTTCTGGTTTTCATCGACTTCCGCTTTGCGGCGACGTTTAACCTCATCAGGGTTGCGCCCGCACGCTCGCGCCCAGTCGGATTCGGTTGCCGCCCCACCCCGTATCTGGATTTTCCAGGCTGTCGCCTCCTTCACAGGGTCGATCCAGGGCATACTGGGTCCCGAGTAAATGGCGTCATACAGTGTGGAAAGCTCGATGTCGGCGGGTGGCTTAATCACGCCCGCCGCAAGCGCCTGCTTCAGCCATGCGCGATAAACCGGCCGGGTGACAGCAGCAATAAAACAGTCCTGCAGAATGAGATATCCGTCCGTAGACTCCACCAGCTCCTGCCGCTGCGCGCTGTATGTGCCGTTGTAATTGCGGGCGGTGCTCGAAAAGCTCAGACGTGTACCGGCAGCCACGGCACGTAGCTGCCCGTTCCGGAATGATTCAAGGTTGGTGTTGGGCCGGTCTGACTTGATCATGCCAATCTCTTCACCCTGCCGGAGATCGTCATACAACATGCCCGGCTGAATAGTCAGTTCACGCTCACTGCTGCCACTCAGGCTTTCTGAATAGTCCTGCCCGTCACCTTTTTTGATGTACATCCCCAGAGCAGCGGCAATGCGCGCGGCCACCATTTCGCTTTCTTCATAATCTTTCAGGGCGCTCAGGCGGATCATCACACCAGACAGGATGGTAATGCCCCTCACCTGGTGCAGACGCCGCGCAAATTTAAGATGCAGCATGGCGTCAGAAGACACCTCTTTGGTATCAGAGAGCAAACCGCTGACGGGGAGATTTTTATAGACCTGATACTTAAGCGGCTTACCCCACTCGTTCAGCCAGACGCCCTGAATGAGTCCAGCGGCAGGATCGGAGTTCATGGTCACGAAATCTGGCTCAAGTGCTTCAAGCCAGAAAGGTACGCCGCCATCTGCCCTGAGCCCGGCGCCATGGCCGCTCACCAGCTGAGCAAAAACCTCCCCGTCTCTGAGCCAGGTGCGCAGCATCAGGCGCTCCAGTACTGGCCGGGAAAACTCGCCAGTGACATCAGGCCGCAGTGACCATTCACCCCATTTTTTGCGTATGGTTTTCACCAGCTCTGTAGCCACACGGCCGTCTTTCAGCAGCGGATGCGGGTCAACGATGATGCCTTTTGCGCCGATAACGCGCTCTTCCAGCTTATCCAGTATGCCGATCACCAGGTCATGATTCGCATCAAGCGCTCTGGCCTGCTGGCGAAGGGAAACTGCCCCGGCCTGACTGAGCTGGTTGGCTGAGCGTGTTTCGCGTCTGGCTTTATGTGTGCGGGTGGGGAGCGCGGCTTCGTAGGCGCGGATCTGCATGCGGGCACGCAGCCTGGCAGCCTTCCACGACGGCGAAAAAGCACCGATTGCATTATCCAGGAATGACATCAGAACCTCGCTAAACGATAACCCGTCTGACCACAGCGTTTTTTAAGGTATACGGCCAGGCGGCGCTCCCACTCCTGCCGCCCCTTTCGAATGTCTGCCAGATTCTCCATCGTCATGGACTGTCCGTTCAGCATGATGGTTTTGCCGCTCAGTACGGCAATCTCTGCCTCGGTGTAATAGCGGATCATGGCTTCCACCTCGGTCTGGTTCATATCCAGCCTCCGTTTGTAATCCAGGGATTGTTTGTCATGTCGGGAGTCGGGCCTGATGAGGGTTTGCGGGTGCGGGCTTTCAGTGGCGGAGACATGCTTGTCAGAGTGTTATCTGTATCACTGTCTTCAAGCCAGGTTTCCCGGCGAGCCCATGAAGGTGCATCAGGCCATTTAATTTTTTCGTAGCCATGCAGAATGACCAGCGCATCGGCATAGACGAGCAGGTCAAATCCTTCATTGGCTCCCCGCCCCGGTTTACGCCACCGCCCTTCTGGTGAGCGCTCTTCATAGGTGAGCTCGTCATAAAACCAGCTCCCGATCCAGGCCGGAAAATGAATGTAATTGGGACCTGGGGCTTCACGCCACAGGGCGTTATTTACCCGGTCCTTGAGCGCATCGGTCTGGAGCAGATAAAGCGGAACATCCCCTGCAGCCTTTGCCCGGCGCGCTGAGCGTCCGGTATTGTCAGGCCATGTCCGGGTGATCAGCTTTTCACGCTTATGGCTGTCGCCCTTGAAAAGATAAACACGCTTTCCTTCCCCCTCCCGACGGCATTTTCGCCAGAAGCGATAGGCGTTGTCGGTCACACCGTCCTCGCCTCCGGAATCCACAGCCATCGCCATAAGCGACATTCGTTTTGACGGATCGCTGGCCAGCGCCCAGGTTTTGTACAGCACGTCCGAGAGAAGCAGATCCCAGTCCTCAGGGTAACTGCCGGGATCGAGTGGGCGGCTTTCGCCAAGGGCATCGCTGCGTAACGAATGACGGATGTTGTACCGGTCAACGACCCAGCGTTCTCCCATCGCACCGTATCCGGTTATCTGCACCACGAAACGACGATGCCGGCCGCCCTGCACATCCACGGTTGCAACAAGAAACCTCACCCCGTCTGCAACCGTTCGCTCGGGAATATCCTCTGCCCGGCTCTCCAGATGTTCTCCCTTACGTTGTTCAAGGGCGGTCCGGGGAAAATAAGGCCTGCCGAAATCCGTATTGAAGACGGCTTTAAGGGTTTCTTCACTGCCTGTTGCCTGATACTCCTGTTCGGCAGTGAGATATTTATAAATCAGCTGAGTCCATGTCTGATATGCCGCTGCCGGCCCCTCCATCCAGAAAGAGGCAATCCGGGACTGGCGTGCCTTCCCGCTGAGTTGCCCCTCACGATCCATGCTCTGCCCGTCACGCAGCCAGACGCCGCGGCTATTCAGGACACGCTTCATATCGGGTTCAATCAGTTCAGAGCAGGCCGGACACTGCAGACGTGCAGCCTCACTGGCCAGTACCGGATCGGTATAGCCGCGATAGCCTGTCATACTGGCTATTTCCGGCTGAAAATATTCCCCACAATGCGGGCACGGCCAGTACCACCGGCGGCGATCGCCCCGGTTATATAACGAGAGGATCCCTGTTGCTGGCGGTGCTTCATGTGGCGTCGAAGCCTTCCATTTTGTATCGCAAATATCCCGGCCCGGGGAGCTCTCCACCAGCGTCATCCCGGCTGACATAAATGTGGTGGTGCGTTTGGACGCCAGGGAAAAACCATCCCCCTCCCCGTCTATATCATCGGGCCAGCGGTCATAGTCAGTGAGTGCAACATATCGATAATCCGATGAGGACATGATATTGACGGATGGCCAGCCAATTTTGAGGTAGTTGCCGGCGCGAAAAGTCCGGTCATGCACATTATTATCGCTGGCGCGTGGGCTGAGACGGCTGTGAAGCTCAGGGCTGCAGCGAAAAGTGCGTTCAAGGCGTTTTTTTGAATGTTCGCGCGCCTTTTCTTCCGTCATCTGTATCAGCAGAAAATCTGCCGGATCGCAGACCACAGAATAGGTTATCCAGCCATCAATCAGACCCAGCGTTTTACCCGTCCGCGCGGGGCCGACAAAAACCACAGCGTCATAATTGCGCGACGTCAGGCAGTTCATGGGTTCAACAATATAGGGCGTCAGTGTCGCGTCCCATGGGAGTGAACTGCCGCCACCCAAAGGCACGCGCATGTAGCGTCTAACCGCATCAGCTACTGGCATTCGATGTGGAGCTTTAAAGAGTTCAGATACGTCTCGGCGTATCTCAGCAGCTGAGGCGTATGTCATGACTCACTCTCTTCGACGATATCTGCACTACGGATCTCTGCAGCCAGCGCTTCTCGAATTTCATCAACAATGCTTTGTGCTTCTGAAATCTGATGCGGAGACCACCCATGATCGCGCTCCAGCCTGTCAGGCCATGTATCCAGTACCTGTAAAACAGATTTCGCCATCATGGCCATCTCGCGATGCACTTCATTAGCAGGAACGAGCTGGCTGAGCGCAGCTTCAAGCTTTACGCGCTCATTCTCAGACTGAAACCAGTCCTTACGGGATTTAGGATCCATACGGGAGGGATCATGAAGTGTTTCAGGTGTGGCTGCTTCGTCAGGGGCAAAGAGAACAGGACCGATGTCCTTGAGGGCATAGACCGGATTTCCACGAATGTTTCCGGCGGATGCAACCTGAGCGTTCATGATTTTCTTTCTGACCGTCTTACGATCTATGCCGAAAGCTTCAGCAATTTTCGCAACACTCCAGTTATAGGCATCCCCGATTCTGCTGATGTCTGACATTCCTCACCTCAACACACCAGCTCATTTACGTATTTCCTTTTTAATATCATGTAATTAACCGCTATCCACCTGTCCCTGGTTTTGGCGAAATGGACACCTCAAAAGCCGATTTATTTTATATATTCAATTAGTTAAGACACGTGGTGGTGTCCCTATGAAAATCGCAAAACTAGCCGTTTTCTGCGGGGCCGCCGCCTCGTGGCCAGGGTACCCCTCCGGGAGGACCCGCAGATTCAGAGCGTGGCGAGACAATCATTTTTTCCTTTTTTTGTTCTGATTTTTAATAGGTCAGGCTTTCACCTCTTTTAAAGAGTTCCGAGTTGCCCTGATACGGCTTCGAGCACAGTGTTTAAACAAAGAGGTGTTTGCAACAGAACATGTCATGTTTATAAATAGGGGCCATATTTACCTAATAAAAAAGCCTCTATAAAAGAGGCTTTAAAAAGATATGTTATTTTCGCCTGACTTTCACAGGCTCATCAGCAGGCTTAGCCTGAAATGGCGGCCTTCTCCACAACCAGATTTCACGGCGTTGTTTTTGAAGCAGATGTGATTTTTAGTATTAAATTTAATCATATATGCACCCTCCTTAAGGATATATCCTGAAATCAAACTGATAACTTCTGCTGTTAGAAACGATACTGCAAACGAGGTTAAGCTCCCGCCAATTCCAACTACCGAAGCCGTGAACATCAGTCTAAGGAGGAGACCACCCATATCTTTACAAGCCCTTACTTTATAATGAGCTTGAATTCCGGAACTAAACTCAGTAAATCATAAGGCCCGCGCATAAGTCCAGCTCTTAAATTGTTTTTACCTTCGAGCACGTAAATATAATCAAACTAACTTCAAGCCCATAGTCTCAAGCAATGCCACCTTTAATGCGCTTTGTTGTGTAATGAGCTTGTGCAGCTATACAGGACTCCTGGATAACCAGTCGGCCGCAGCGCGCATTTGCTTTATGGCCTCGCTTTTTGCCAGCGCCTCTAAATCTGCAAGTGTTGTTTCAGACTTGTAAGGCAACTTCAGATACAGAGACACGTTTTCACCACCCGAATCGGGATCGGTATAAATCGTTACTTCTGCATAGACAGCGTTTCCTTGGACGCGTGTGAAGTTTCCAACGTCTATTTCCATTTTTCACTCATGTGCTGATGCATTGAACCAGGATTATGCATCATCAGAAGTCATGCAAAAAGCCGGGGAATTATTGTTACCTCAGGCATTGCTCTCTGATGAATTGCTGCAGGCCGGCTATTTGCTTACCGGCGAGCTCGATTCGACTTCTGAGAGTGAAATAATCCCGTTCAGCGGACTTATCAGATCGGGTGCGGGCTGCATCATCCACGCCGCTGGTGCCGGGGGCTTTACCCTCTGGCATGGCTGAACGGCGGGTTTTGAGGTACAGCCGCTTGCGACCAGCAATAACGTCATGGTGAAGCTGCTCAATAGTCGCCTGAGCATTGGCTAACTCCTTTGTATATTTCTCATCGAGCGCGGCAACCTCACGCTGTCGCCTCTGCATTTCGCTGAGAGCAGCTTCCTGCTGCTTCGCCAGCTGTTGCGTCTGATGTGCTGCCGCGCGCCACTCTGTGGCTTTGTCGTGATAATGGGTAGCGAGCAGACCGGCTCCCAACGCAACTAGGCAGAGGCACAGCAGCAAATACCGCATCACTTCACACCCTTCAGACAAAGCTGCCTTTCTTCCTCGCGACGTTTCACCAACCCCGGCAGCTCTTTGGCTCCGCCGAAAACCCACCGGGGAAATTCATTGCATCCGTCCACCAGCTGCCCATGGCGGAAATAGCGGAACATCGTTGATTTCTGCATTTTTGGACAGCCGACATTGAATGCAATCGAGACCGCAGCGGAAAAAGTGTTAGCCGGCAGTCGGGTGCCAGCGGCGTAGCGATTTACGCATGCTTCGGCGTCCAGTATGTTTTGTTGCCAGTCTGCGGCTATCTGTTCGTCAGTCTTGCGCGAGCCTGGCTTAGCACCGTGTGTATTGCCTATACCGTCGGTTATAATACCTGCCGGACATGTGTACGGCTCACGCCGGCAACCCTCTGCATTACCAACGAGTTCCAGTCCGCGCTGATTTGTGCGCACCTGCCCGCCAGAAAGCATGATTGCAACGATGACGCCAACAGCACATACCGCGCCCGCTGCGCCGGCTTTTCTGTTAAGTATCGGCATCTGTCATCCCCGCATTTTCTGTTGCTTTAGCCACCACTTCAGCAGCCGTTGGGCGCTCGCTTTCCGGCTTAGCGATGACGCTGTCCAGATAGGTTCTGAGCATCTCTGTTCGCTTGCGCTCCTCCTCCAGCTGCTGTCGCCTTTCGCGTCGCGAGGCGTAATAGGTTTTGACTGTGAAGAAAGCGGAGATCGCTGCGCCGATGCAAAAAACGCAGTCGTAAAGCGTCAGCGTTGAGAAGAACGCCAGACACGCAGACCACCAATACGGCATTTGATGAGATGAAGAGTCCATACGATGCATGCTCAGCCCTTTCTGGTGTGGGCAACGATGGGGTGAAAAGAAAAAAGCCGCGCGTCGGCGTGCGCAGGGTGCGCGGTGGGAACCAGCGGAGACTTTGAGTATAAAAAAAAGCCCGCCTAAGCGAGCTTTGTAGGTACAATTTATTGAGATTCGTCGTTAACAACAGGCTCTATAGTCCTCGCAGAGATATGCAAGGACTGCATTCAGCGCAGGAATAGCCTTCCTCACTTATCTCACTGCCGCGCAGGCAGCTTTAATTACAGATGAGTAGAAAATCATGTCATTAACAGTAGGTAAATGGGTTTAAAGCTATTCACTCGCAGTGCAGGCAAGACACGCCAGCGGCGAAATAAAAGCGAAAACAGTACAGGACTATATAAGGCTTGCGCGGTTCTGTTGCAGAGTCTGGGGCGATCGTAAGTTGATGAGCATCTCGGCTTATGAGATCAGCCGCATCATCAATGAAAAAGTCCAAAAAACCTCATACGCAGCTCGCCGGCTCCGCATAAATCTGTCCGATCTTTTCAAAGAGGTGCAACGAGCGAGCGTTGTACCGATGGGACACAACCCCGCCCTTTTATCCCGGCCGCCGATGACAGCGGTTGCAGCGGCGCGACTGAGCCTCAGCGAGTGGATACAGCTTTTTAAGTGCGCTAAATACCGGGCTCCGGTTTATTTTCAGAACGCAATGCTGCTGGCACTGGTTACCGGCCAGCGCCCCTCGGATTTAGTCAGTATGCATTCTCGTGACGTCAGGGATGGTTATCTTTATATCACGCAGATTAAAACGGGAGAAAAGATAGCCCTCTCGCTTAGCCTGTATCTGGAGGCTATATCTACCTTACTCGCTGAAGTCATCGTTATCTGTCCGTCAAATGGCCTGATGCTGCAAACGGACTCAGGGAGGTGCATCCATACCTGGTAGTTGTCGCACTGGTTTAGGGTTTGTCGTGAGTGCTGCGAGCTGTCAGTTCCGCCCGGCTGTACTGCACCGCCGTTCCGCGAACAGCGCTCTCTGGCTGAGCGACTTTATCGAGTGCAGGGCATAGATACTCGCACACTACTGGGCCATAAATATCAGCATATGACAGATAAATACAACGACATGCGAGAGAAAGGTTTTAGGTATTTATCGCTTAGTTAATCATCGATGGTTAAAGCGTCGGTAAGATACTGCCGACGCTTTAACCATCGATGATGGGCTATGGCTGCTCTTAGCGGTATTACGCCAGTTAGCGACTCCCACGCATCAGCTTTGTGCCAGTTCATACAGGCTATGCCAGTCTTTTGGAATGTTTTGCAATATATTCCTCTATCGACCCATTCATTGAACAGAGCAATCTGTAGTGTTGACAAAAATTAACAATATTTTATCTATGCCAAAACTCTCCAGCCAATAAAGGCTGAGATCCCAGCTGCCAAATTTTCTACAGACCGCGCTGTCAGAGGGTTGAGGTATGCCATAAGAGTACATTGAAAATAGTAATTGCTTGTGGATGCCCCTTACACCATTTGATAACCTAAAGATTAACTTATCAATTAGTGAGGGGCATATGCAATTAGAGGGTCTTCGTTCACTTCATGCGAGTATGCGGGCTAATAATGTGACACGGACGCAGTTTCAATACCGACACAATAATGTTGTTTTCGATGTGCTTTTTTTTACCGACCGTACGCCCTATAAACTGCTTTTTGGCGCGATTGGACATAAATGTAGTTTCATACTTGATGTTCGCCAGGGATATGAGGTTGCGCCAGTAATAAGACCTGAATCAGCTTACTCAGATCTGTGCAGAGCCTTGGGGTTGACCTTCGATCCTGCTAACCCTTTTAAGCCATCTAAATTCTTACAGCACTTTGCCCAACATATTCCTTCCTCTATCGAAAATGCCAAACAGCCATCTGCTCTACCTACCCAGAGTGCAGAAATTGTTGATGACGGAGAGAAGGTTTTCTTCAGCCACTGGCGCAATAATGGAAGCAGCAGCCATGTCAGCGAAAAGAACCTGGAAAAAACTTACCGTGCATTTGGCAAGTTGATCTCCGATTTTTGTCTGGACAGAAATATCAGCAGTTGCTGGTCAGTACACGACAAAAAAAATTAGACTGAACGCTTACTGACTGCGGAAGCCGGTGTTGTCACAGAAACTGCATGATTACCAGATTACGCCAACTTTTACGTACGTAAATTAGTTTCACATGAATATGGGCGAGGTATGCGTTGCACAAACCTGTCCATTTCAAGTGACGTATCTAGCATGACGAGCATGCCCTCAACTACGCCTTCGGCCTTTTGAAGCTTTTTCCCGATGTGGCCATCTGAACAGTGATGTTTTCTTGCCAATGACATAAAAGTATGACCGAGAATGTAGTAATCTACCAACAATTCATGCAGATCTGCATTTTTGGAATAAAGCTTAGCGACACAACGGCTGACAATCAGTCCATCCTCATCACAACACTGAGGGCGAGTCGTCACTCTATTTGGGAAAAGCCCTGTGAATCCAGCGGCAACACTGTACCATGAGATTTTTTCCGGGTTATTTGCAACCCAGGCTCCCCAGCGTTCAAGCACCTGTTGAATATCACGCATTGCTCTGGTTTCCATCTTGACTGAACCGAACTAAGTAAAACAATTATACGGTTTATTGATGAACGTTACATGAGAAAGTCAGTGTTGCGCAGTTTTAAAGACAAGTAAATCAAGGGGAGAAGACAAGCCGCCCCGGACGCATCCTAAGATGAGCATCTTTGGAATGAGTTCGGAACAGGTACATCCAAGTAGAGCTCGCCAGTAATCGGTTAATGGACGCGGGGTCAGGGACTCTAGGCATCTTGCAATAAGCACCTGCTCGCTGACCCTGAGGTCCGCAGCTAAGACGTCTGCCGGATTTGCCCAGACCAGCCGATAGAGTGATTGCCTTTCATTTGAAAATTGATTAGCGGTGCCCATGAGCCATGATAACCATTAACAGATTAGTTTAATTTTGTGGTAGAAAAAATCGCTCATCCCACAATAAACACTATAAAACTCCGCTAAAACACGTTAGAAAAGTACGTTTCCTTGTATTTATAATAAATGCATAAAGTTGCATGAAACGCTCTTCATTAACCAGTTAAATTTATGATTTAATACTTTCAGAATATGTCTCCTGCAGGTATATAGCCAAATGAAAAATTTTGGGAAAAATAATATGGTACATAACACTCGATGAGTCAGGATTTGACGGACAGAGATTCTATGGCCTTGCCGATTTATAGATAAAATACTAGCACGGGAGATATTTTGTCCGCATGGTGCATAAGTTGAGGCAAAAGCAAAGCTTTAACGATGTAACAAATTGATATAAAGCACATTCAATACTAAATATTGCATTTTATCATATTTTCTAGATGTTATTAAACATCTATCGCTTGCCATTCACTGAACAGCAACTAAAAACTTAAGGTTAATAAAGGTTAGGCAATTAAAAAATTGCACTATCATAAAACTCAACTGCGCACCGTTACAAGCTAATCAGATGCCAGCCTCGTTACACTGACATGGGATGGCGAACGGGAATATTATTATATAAAACGCAAATTATTCATATCAAAAATAACTATAAAAATAAAGCAAATATCAAACAAATGCTTTACATGGGAAATTTTAAGATATCGTCTACTTAAGGCACTACAAATCAACAAAGGAAAACAAATGCTTGATTTAAAAATGGACGTAATCGTAACAGATGGCGAAAGGCAATTTAATCTTCTTGACATGAACTCGGGTTCCAAAACATTCCTAGGGACTTCAGACACAACAGTTCTGGTTGCCAATGCTATATTAAACAGTGAAGTTCCAAAAAAAATAAACAAAGCCGAAGGGTTAAGAACAGTATTTAAAAATAATTTCGAAGGATCATTTGGACAAAACTTTTTATTGTCCATTACGGGTGATGATCAAATTCAGCGTTTTAATGAATTAGGCGCACAAGCATTTTCTGAAATAATGAGATATTATATTTGCAAGTGTCTCCGCGTTGACTTTGTGCCTACTACCGAAAACGCAATGCATAAAATAGCAGAGCTAAGACCTATCGAACTAGACATACTAAGAAGACTCAAAGAGCCATTAATTAATATGCATAAGGCTGTTGAAAGTCAAGGGTATAAGGTAGAGCTTTCTACTAAAAAGAATGAAATAAGAGTCAAAGTAGCCACTATTGATAGCGTCACTTTAGCTAATCTTAATCGACGTTACGAGTCGCCTCAAAGGTCTCGAATCCAAGCAATCGTTACGAGATTTAACGCGCTGACGGGGACTGGGAGACTTCTTTTAGATAGAGAATCTACTTCTATATCCTTTAGACATGCAGTTAGATGGGATTACATAAGTCAAGAACAAAAGAGGAAGTTCTCACGAAACCTCGATAATAATAATAGGAGAGGAAATGATTATTTTTCCCCATTAACCATGGAAGTAACTGAGATCACAGATAATACTGGTGAGCTTGTTCAATATTTAATACACGGCGTGGAATAACTGATGAGGGTAAAGATTTCAGCTATAGCCATAATAGCTATTACTTGGTTTGTTTACTTCGCATATTTTAATCACTGGGATGATATGTGGGATATTTTTGAGCCAAGAAAATGGAGTGGCTTTTCCGATTCGAAAGGTGATTGGGGGACATTTGGTGACTATGTTGGAGGCGTTCTTAACCCTATATTATCATTTATAAGCATTGTTATGCTAATCAACTCAATTAATCTGCAACGAGAAGCAAACAACTCACTTATAGAAGATTCGAAGCGACAGTCTAAGTTAGAAGACAAAAGATCTTTTGAAGTAAGCTTTTATAATTTAATTGAAGCAGAACGAGAAGAATTTAAAGAGCTTGAATTGATTCTACCAAACGGCACGTTCAAAAGCGTAAAGGCGGTTAATGAACTAGAAAACTATATCACCAATTATATAGAGGAAAACAACTCAACTCTGAGTGAAACTTCTGCAATTTTAGGGGGTATTGATGACGCTTCTGGAATGGCAATATTTTCTGTTGTCAGAGGCTTTTACGTTCTAACTAAACTAATAAATGAAAAATGTCCTATAGAGGACAGAGAACACTATATTGATGTTTGCGTTAGCTTAACACCAGTTAAAGCTATAAACATATTAGTAATAGCTGTAGTTTATTTTGATTGGAAAAACATTTCTTATATGAAAGATAATTTTCCAGAGTTTTTTGAAAAACCTGGTATAAAAAATAGCATAGATGCTTTTTACGAAATGCATGGCTAAGAATGTTCGTAATATTTACATCACTTGTCTCTCAGCGAAGCCAGCAATCAATATACTACTGAAATTTCTGACATAAAATAACCAATTAAATATTAATGTATGATATTCTACGCCGGATACGTTACGTACGGTAAAACGGTTTTCCTGAATACCGGCACTTTATGAAGGGTAGTAATTCAAATGACAATCAAGTGCATGCATTTGCTGTTGGAGATATGCATTTTCTGAAACATCTTGCTCGCCGTAATGATCTCCTAAAAACAGATACGTAGTTGGGAGTTATGCTGAGACAAAATACTCGCTTGCATTAGTCAATAAAACGACGTTCCTTGCTATAATGCGCTCAAGGCGAACTTTATCGAGCATTATTTATGACTGGTGCTGAATGCTCGAAAAGCTTAGAGATAGACTTAGTGGCTGGAAAGCTGTGATATTTCAGAATGACAATTTTAATAGTACTAAGATGCTAAAGTGAAGTTGAAGGTGATATTGATGAGTATTTTAAAATTGGTTAAGGAACAGGTTCTAGGCAGCATTATAACGGCAATACTGGGCGTAGTGGTTACACTAGGGCTGTTCCATTTTACTTCACAACCTATGCGATCTGCGGATGTTCGTGAAAAATTAGTAGAAATGGCTCGAGCCTGTATCCAGCAGCAACTTGCCACAAATTTGACCTCAGTGTTATTTGACTCAGTAACAAGTGAGTCACTCGACCTAAGTACATCAAACTCCGTAGTAGTTTACGGAAAAGCTATGAGTGCTAATGGTGCCCTTAGCCGCTTCCTGATGATCTTCGAACCCTCTGGACAAAACTTAATAGATAAAGTAGTTGGCAGACCTGGATTCTACGATATTGGGTACTGGGCAATTATCCCGGGCGCTGAGAATGACGAAGTCGTAGCATCTTCAATAAATATTGAAGACCTAGATAAAGACGGTAACAAGGATATACTAATTCGTTTAAAGTCAACTTACATGGATGGCGTATCTAAAGGGCTTCTTATCTTTAAAAAGGATAAACATGATCTATGGCATTTAATGGGGCTTCCATCAATGACAAAGATCATGCATTCCATTGCCGCGGGTCAGTCCCCCCTGCCAGAAGGACTTCAACCTATACTCCCACCAATACCTTGGTTTAGTAATGACAAAAAACTAAAACCTCAGTCAAACTACAAACACTACCTTGACTGGGAAGTTGATGAATCCGACTGGCAAGCCACTGATGCTATTGGGAAACATTCTTTTTGGATGATAAGAAACGGCACAAAAATAAAAATGTTCGAGAATGACCAAGCAGGCTACAAGCACTTTGGTGTACTGGCAAATATCTATGATGACGAGGCAATTCAAGGGAAGCATCATCTCATAGTCAGTTTTTTTAGGATTGAGAATAATAGATTGATTCCTGATCAGCATTGGAACTGGGCTTATCCTATGTTCTCTCTAGGATTAGAGGATAGTAAAGCAGTTGATCTGAATGAAATTCACGAAGCGGGTTTGCAAGCTCATAATACTGATAATTCAGTTTTCGGCTTAACAGAATTTGGGAAAATTGACTCCGATTAATATCGACAACCCCTACCAACGAATAATAGGTCTTAGATACGTTAAATCACGTTTTTAAAAGGGTAGGAGCTCAGGAATATTTCCTGATAAACCGTAAATTCTATCGCGCAAAATCGTTTCAAGTTGAATAGGAATGTTAAAATGCTTTGACCTGCCCCCCATTAATTGAGCATTTGGATTATTCGTTAAATCTCCATTAGCAAAAAGTGATGAACTTCCGCTGCTTGCTCATTCCGAAAGTTTACCCCGGCGCTTCCTGCCATTTGCTTTAAGCAAAGTCTTCAACTACCTAATATATGCCACTACCTTTTCGGTGCTGGCTGGCACATAGAGCTTTTCCAGCTACGCACGAGGAGGCGGCATCAACTCGCTAGACTGAAGGCGCATAGTCATTATCCGCAGCTCATTGCGACACTTCATGCACAGCTCCAGCTCCGTCAGCCCTTCGCGCGCATTGCACTGTATCAGCCGGTAACCATCCAGAAGCAGGTGTTGCTCTTCCACGAGTAGGCTTCAGGTGATTTGTACAGTCCCCGGCGAGCGCAATATTTCATCACCATGTTGTAAAGCTCATCCTCGTCCGGCAGCCCCGCAACGCTGTATTCGCCCTTCCGGCACCACTGAATGAACTCATCAGGCGAAGGTCAGAAAGGCCAATTACTGGAACAAGTCCGTTTCATACCCGTGGGCAACTGCTGTTTCGAAGTGATGCCGTTCTCCACAAACGCCGCAATCCATTGTCGTTTCGCAGCGGCCTCGTCACATTAATGCTTCAGGGCCGTGCTGATGGATGCGGGAAAGACCAGCTTCAACTGCAGAAAAGTATATCCCTCAGCTGCTCAGCGATTCTGTTAAAGCCACGGTTGCCTGACTGCGTCTGGTTGCCGGTTAACTTAGGGTTTTATTATCATCATATGCTCTAATAAATTTACAACATATTAATTTAACGTTAGTGAGATAAAATTATTGTATAAAAAACCATGCCTGAACACTTTATGCTTCTGTGATAAACACAAGCGAAGGAATGGAATATTCACTTACTAAACCAATAAAACCAATAAAACCAATAAAACCAATAAAACCAATAAAACCAATAAAACCAATAAAACCAATAAAACCGGTAAGGTAATATTATAAATAAACACCTTACCAGCAATCTTTCACTTTTCAATCAATAACATTATTTCCTCTAACTTACCGCTATTTAAAATCTTATACATTAACTCCAT